CTGCTAAGAAAGTTGCTGAATTATTATCACCTAAAGCCAAGGTGATGCACCTTAACTTGAAAGATGCTAACGAGTATCTTATACAAGATAAGATTGAGGAGTTTACAAAGTTGTGGTGGGCCTCAGAAAGATACACGCCAGACGGTATCATTGCAGGTACAGAACTATGGGGTGTTCTAAAAGAAGGCCCGACTAAGACAGCAATAGACTATCCTTATGGTGGCTTGAACTTTCTTACAAACGGTATTCGTATGGGTGAACTCATTACAGTATGTGCAGGGACAGGTATAGGTAAGAGCAGTTTTCTAAGAGAGATCATTCATCACATATTCAAATACACTGACGACAATATCGGCATGATGTTTATGGAAGAGAGTGTTCGTAGTACGGCAGAAGCCATGATGAGTTTAGAAGTTGGTAAGCCATTACATCTCCCTACAGTAACAGGAGAGCCTGTTTGTTCAGAAGACAGATACTTACAAGCCTACCAAGACACTGTTGGATCTGGTCGTTACTTCTTCTTTGATCATTTCGGTTCTAATTCAATAGATAACATACTTGCTCGTATTCGTTATTTTGCTAGGGCTGTTAAATGCAAATACATTGTGTTGGATCACATAAGCATTATAGTCAGTTCTCAAGAACATTCGTTTGATGAACGTAGGACTATAGATGAATGCATGACCAAACTGCGTACAGCCGTTCAAGAACTCGACATATGCCTAATAACTGTATCGCATTTACGGAGGCTTCAACATGGATCACACGAGGAAGGTTATGCAGTATCTTTGTCTGATCTAAGAGGTTCCGCAAGCATTGCTCAATTGTCGGATATGGTGATAGGTCTGGAACGTAACAGTCAGTCGGATGATGAGGAGGAGCGTGATACAACGTATGTGAGAGTCATTAAGAATAGATTCACAGGACGTACAGGTTTATGCACAAAACTGTTTTATAACTTTGCAGATGGTCGTATGGTGGAGAAAGAGCTAGACCCTGCTAACAAAGATGAGGATGATGACGATGATGAAAATAGCTTGTAGTATTGTAGCACTTGTAGTATTGTCTGCTTGTGGTCGAGGACATGATGGTGGAGATTATGTGTGGATTGGTTGTCACGTAGTACACACTAACCCCGCTGATTGCGAACCTGGAACAGATCGTTGTGTTTACGCATTTGGCCCAGAAGGAGACAAGCTTGTAGGACAGAAGATTTACTGGAAGCAACTCAAGCTAGGACAAGATCGGTACGGCCCGATTGGTAAGATTGCAACAGCAAGACCCTGCAAGGAGGGAGAGTAGTGCCGTTAATATCAATCTTTAAGTTGAGTGATGCTGACCTAATGGAGAATAAGAACGTTCTGTTCGTATATGCAGACCACCGTAAACAGAACGGAAGCCCTGATGTTAACGATAGATTGAGAGCTTTACCAAACGGACTACCCCTCATTATTAAGAAACACGGAGGTATTGAACCTGATTCATTTTGGAAAGATGATGAAATAGATGCTTTTAAGAATGAGTTTACAGATTCCCTTGAAAAAATTACAAGTGCGCTGACTAATAATAATGAAAGAGTCTATGGTGTTCTTTGTCGAGAGTCCTTGGATCACGATGAGTTTTCCATTGATAGGATAAGAGAACATTCCGTGGAAGTGTTCAAGCATGTAGCTTTCACGTTGTCAAGATTTTACACACGATATAGCCCTGTTGAACTGAAAGAGGTATAATTATGTCTAATAAAAAATGGCGAGACAAAAATCCAAAAGCTTACAAGAAACAGAAGCTTGATGCTGCTGCAGCGAAACGAGATATGGATAACTTTCAATTTTTTAATCAAAAAATGTCAGGAATAAGAACACGTTCAAAACAAGAAAACAGAGAATGCAATGTTGATGCAGAATATTTAAAAAGTATTTTTCCGAAAGATAAGAGATGTCCTGTTTTTAAAACTTTATTTAAAGTGGGCGTAGAGGATCATAAACCAATACCCACCAATTTCTCCCCTAGCATTGACCGCATAGATAATGAACTAGGGTATATTAAAGGGAACATTCAGTGGGTTTCAATGAGAGCTAATCGTATTATGTATGATGCAAACCCAGATGAGGTTATGGCAGTAGGCTTCTATCACTACCAAGCTTACAAGAAATCTAAGGAACAAAATGAAAATTCATAGATCTAACTTTGAAGCTAACTTTGCAAGATTCTTAAAAGACAACAACATAAAATATGAGTACGAGACTAAGAAGATAAAGTATGTTCCGAAAGTAAAAACATATACTCCAGACTTCTATTTGAAAGATTACGACATTCTTATAGAAACAAAAGGTCGCTTTACTATAGCTGACAGAGTAAAACACAAGCTTATTAAAAAGCAACATCCTGATCTGGACATACGATTTATTTTCCAAAGATGCAAAGAAAAGCTTTACACAGGCTCAAAAACAACGTATGCTGATTGGTGTGACAAAAATGATTTTAAGTATGCCGAAGGCGAAATCCCTGAAGCATGGTTGAGGGGTAAACGTGGACGAAGATAAAGTAAATGAGGTCGTAGAAGAAGAAAAAAGGCATCTTAAAGAAGACAGAGTGTATATTGTTCTTCAGTTGGATAAAGAAGACAAAGAGCAATTTTCTATGCTTTGCCTAGATACAACAAAAGATGATGTAGATAAAAAACCTAACGTTGTACAAATTATTGCTAGAGGTATAACGGATCTACTTAGTCACGATTTAGATGGACTATTAGATTTAGGCTTACAAGGCATAGAGAGAGATAAGCAAAAGAACAGTAATATTGTATGGTTAGATAGCTATAGACCACCAGAGGAAGATGATCCTACAGTTATAACATTTGCTTTTGAAGATAAAGATGAGGAAGAAAAGGATGAATGAGTTAGAGGTAAAAAGAGTTGAAGATCCCGTTAACAGCCCATCACACTATAACAAGCTGGACGTTGAGGCTATAGATCTCATAGAGATGTCTATGACAAACACAGAGTTTTTAGGATACCTGAAGGGCAATGCGTTAAAATATATCATACGTTACAAACACAAGGGCAACCCTAAACAGGATCTCAGCAAGGGTCTATGGTATTTAAATAAATTAAAGGAAAAAGTTAATGTCTGAATTACCTACAGATTATCAGGCGTTCATACACAAGAGTCGTTATGCACGTTGGTTAGATGAAGAGAATAGAAGAGAGACATGGAATGAGACAGTCTCAAGGTTCTACGAGTTTATGTTGGAGCATGTTAAGCTAACGACAGATGTAGACTTATCGAAGAACGATACAGTGAAGCAGGTTAAACAAGCTGTTCTTAATCTAGATGTCATGCCGTCTATGAGATCCCTTATGACTGCAGGGCCAGCTTTAAGACGCGAGAACATTGCAGGATACAACTGTTCATATATTCCTATTGACAATCCCCGTTCCTTTGATGAGGTCTTATACATACTGATGAATGGTACAGGTGTAGGTTTTTCAGTAGAAAGGCAATACATCAACAATCTTCCTACTATACCTGATCAACCATTTGAGGAGACAGAGGACGTTATAAGCGTAGCAGATTCTAAGGAAGGATGGGCGAGAAGCTTTAAAGATCTTATAAGCTTTCTCTATACGAACAGAGTTCCTAAATTGGATTACAATAAGGTGCGTCCTGCTGGTGCAAGGCTCAAGACATTTGGTGGTAGGGCATCTGGCCCAGAACCTCTACAAGATTTGTTTCAATTTACAATAGGAGTATTTAAGAATGCTGCGGGAAGGAAGCTTACGTCTATTGAATGTCACGATATTGTGTGTAAGACGGGTGAAGTCGTTGTTGTTGGAGGAGTTCGCCGTTCTGCTCTTCTCTCTCTTAGCAATCTTACTGATGATAGGATGCGTTCTGCTAAGTCTGGTGATTGGTGGCATATGTATCCTCATAGATCTTTGGCTAATAATTCTGTGGCATATACAGAAACTCCAGACACAGCTTCGTTTATGAAAGAGTGGCTTGCACTTTATGAAAGCAAATCTGGAGAACGAGGTATCTTTAATAGAGTGGCAGCTAACGCTAAAGCTATAAGCAATGGTCGTAGACAAGAACACAACGACTTTGGAACGAACCCTTGTAGCGAAATCATACTGCGTCCTAATCAGTTTTGCAATCTGTCGGAAGTGGTTTGCAGGTCTACTGACACAATCAAAACATTGCAAAAGAAAGCAGAGTTCGCTTCCATACTTGGAACACTGCAATCTACACTAACAGATTTTAAATATCTTAGAACACGCTGGCGAAGTAATACCGAAGAGGAACGGTTGCTTGGTGTGTCTTTGACAGGCATCATGGATTGTACTGCGTTACATGCTTCCGATGCTGACAAAAAGCTATCATTGTTACGGGATACAGTGGTAGAAACAAACAAGAAGTGGTCTAAGCTCCTTGGCATTCCTCAGTCAACATCCACGACTTGTGTTAAGCCTTCTGGAACTGTCAGTCAGCTAACTGATTCTTCCAGTGGTATTCATGCTCGACACGCTCCATACTATGTTCGTACAGTACGTGGAGATGTTAAAGATCCATTAACACAATTTTTAATGAATCAAAACATTCCTAATGAGCCTGATTTTAACAGCCCAACAAATACGGTGGTTTTTTCCTTTCCTTTTAAATCACCTGATGGTGCTGTATGTCGCACAGACATGAAGGCTCTCGAACAATTGAGTGTGTGGAAACGTTTTAGTGATCATTGGTGTGAACATAAGCCCTCAGTCACAATCAGTGTGAAAGAGCATGAATGGATAGAAGTAGGAAACTGGTGTTATGAGAACTTCGATAGTTTGAGTGGCATCAGCTTCCTACCCTTTTCTGATCACAGTTATAGGCAAGCTCCTTATCAGGATGCTACCAAGAAGGAATACAACAAGCTTAGTGCTAGTATGCCAAAGACAATTGATTGGAAAGAGTTTGATGAATATGAGAAAGAGGATAACACAAAAGCCTCACAAGAATTGGCTTGCAGTGCAGGGGTTTGTGAAATAGTAGATATATGAGTACCCAACCAAAATCAATAAAACTTTCGAGTGTAGATGTAGAGATAACAAAAAGCGGTAATATAGAACTGATATACAGCCATATTACCGCCGAAGAGTTTAAGAATACAATGGATTCCAAACTTCCTGAGTATGAAAACACAGAGCTTCTTTACGGGTTTATACAAAGATTACACAAAATTACTGCCATTTACCGAGAAGCAGTAAATAAACTGCTCTAATAGGGGTGAAATATGCTAAATCCTTTGTACGGCATTTTAAGAGCGTTACAGAGGATTTAGGTATTCTCAGGTACATTGGGTTATAATACCCTATTACTTGCTCTGTAGCGTCAAATATGGAGGAGTTTTTCTTTCAAGACCCTATTTTTTCTTGTTTTTCTTACTGACTTTACCGCCTTTGTTAAAATTAGACGTAAAACCTAGTCTTGCTCCAACTTTTCTTTTACGGTTCGGCCCTCTTGGTGTTACATCTCCTGTGATGCCAAATGTTCCTTGTCCGACAGGGAAATTTACACCTGCTCTAAAATTTCTTACAGGCTTTCCTTTATCTTTAAATATTCCCCAAGGAGTGTCAGCTTGAAACTTGTCTCTTGATTCAGATGCACCTATACTAAAATCTGCTGGCCCGATAGGTACAGTTAAATCTATTCCTTTACTTAAACTACCTTCTTTAATATCTACACTTTGTATTGGTCTGTTTTTAGTCCAGCCTCCGCCCACACCTAATTTAATTTTAGTTCTTCCTTTTTTAGCTTGTAATGTTGCAGAACCACCAAACTTCTTTTTACCACCGCCACCACCGCCTTTTAATTCCATGTTAGCGTAAGGCTTTCCTTTGCTCCTATACTTTCCCATCATTTAACCTTTTTCATATTATTACGCTGTACGCCCTTAGATTTCTCAAAACTACGCATTCCACCTAGTCCTAACAAGGCCATAGTGAGAGACATAAGACCTTCTGTTTCTATGATAGGCAACACTACGTCTACACCTGCCACAGCCATTCCCCATATAGCCACAGGCTGAAACACGAACTGCCAGCCTAACCCGAAGGCGCATATCCACATGATAGCTGGCCTAGCCCCTGCAACGAACAAACTAGGATGAGCAGCTTGAACCTTGTTTGTTTCTATTTGTGCAAGGTTGGCTTTGTTGAAAGCTGTTGTTAACTCCTTCTCCATCTCCAGCTTGGCTTTTTGAGCAGCGTTCTTGTCAGGTATAACACGATCAAGTATATTTGTAGCTACAGGAAGAAGGGAACTTAATACACCTATCATTTTTATAATCCTATTCTTTCAAATAATTCTGTTTCAGCGTCATTTGTTTGTTGATCAAGGCTAATAGAAGGATCTTGACTGATAGTATCAATATCTATTTCGTCTTCTTCTAACACCTCTTGTCTTGTCAAACCGTATCCTCCGAAAAGGTTTTCATCTTCGACCAAAGATAACTCTCCTGCGACAATATCTTTAGGCTCATTAAATCCAAGAATAGGTACTGTCATATCTGTAAAAGGAATATCTAAACCTTTCTCTTGAAGATACCTAACGTTAAAAAAAGATCTTAAAAATTTTACAACTTCATTTGGAGTAGGATCGTAATTTCTAGACTCTTCTTTATCTGGATCATAAGTAACTGCTCTTGAAAAAGCAGGTTTTGCCATAATGTCAAGTATCTTTGAAACAAAATTTCTTTCATCTTTCACTGGTTTGTTGTCTATAATAAGTCCTAAATTTCTAACAAAATTTGGATCAGACATGATTGTGTGCAACATTAAATGTTTTGCTCGTTGTTGTTCTCTCACAATTTGTTCTGTTGCCAAATATCTCCAACTAACAACTCCTCGCATACCAGAGTATATTCGTGATAGCGCTGCAGAGTATGTTAGCCCTCTAGGTATATTGCTAAATTCTCCAGAAGCAAGGTCAGGGACTAAGCCTTTTATTGCTATAACATTATCGAATATCATTTCTAAGTCTTCAACAAATGATTGATTTGCTCCTACCGCTCTATCTATTTTCTTTAAACTTGTTCCCATGTTTTCATACATAGTCATCATTTCAACTATATTTATGTCAGAATCTAGTTGAAAAGCTTTTGGAGTTGATATTACTCCTTCTGAAACAAGAGAATCGTTGATCCATTGTGTAGGACGAAACATTTCCTCTTGATTAACGCCTCTTATTTTGTCTATATCTTTTTTTGTACTAAGGTCTAGCATTGCTTTTCTAGTACTGGTTACGTTTTGAGATTTCTTAATTAGGGTACTTACTAAAACATCCCTAAAGCTTTGGAGTTGTTTTTTTTGAGTTTCGCTAACAGTTCTGTTATAAATATCTTGAGGCGTTACACCATATAATTCTTTTATAAACACATCAAATCGTGATCCTGTTATTTGTTCTCTATCTCTAATAGGAAATTTCTCATCAAATGTTTTTTGTATGCTAGAGACATCTAATGCAGGTTCAAATCCTGCTTCTTTAATCTTTTCCGAACTTTCTTCTGCTAAAGTTTTTACTCTTCCAAAAATATCTGTTACTTCGTCACTTGCTCCTACAGACTCCCTTGCATAAGTGTCTGCTCGTGATGCTGGAAATAAAAAGTCAAATAGCTGGTTGGTGTCTTTTATAGATTCGACCTCTGTACCAATAGATTTTTTTATGTTTTCTAATTGGGTACTGGTCATTCTTTTTAAAGCTGCATCCAAATCCTTAGTTGCGTTATCTATGTCTTCTGTTACATTTTTTACAGAATTTTTGTCTAACAAGTTAAGATATTCTTTTGCTCTATCTGCAGCTTTTTTAGATATTAACCTATTCTCTAATAGATTTGATATTGTGGATATGTTTGTTTCATAATTGCCTCTAAGCAATCTTCCTTGTATTATTTCAAATCCAAAAGTTGAGTCTAAGTCATCTAAAATTTGTTTGCGAATATCTTTCATACTTATAATATTTTGGTTGCTGTCTTTAAAGTCTGAAAATAGTTCATCAAGAAGCTTTCTTGACTGAGCAGGATCTTTTGCTTTTAAAAATGGTGCGAGAAGATCTCTTGGTGAATCAATATTTCTTAAAAACTGCGTAACTCCTCCTTCAGCTTGTTCATCTATTGTTTGTAACAATCTTTTGCCCAAGTAGGATTCATGCCATGTTCTTCTAAAGTTAGTATACTCTTTATTTGCTTCGGCTACTTCGCTTATGTTGTGTCCTTCAAATATTTCGTCCAGATTTTTAGAAGAATTGTACACAGCTTGCGATGCTTCAGGTTTAGTAAATTTGTTTCTCCAAGACCAATCAGCATGATTCTTACGAAGAGTGTGCATATCAGAAGCATTCATAGAATGTGTAAATTTAGAATTTAATGCAGATCTATTTTGAGAAGTTAGGTTTGAAAGAAGTATTCTTAAATAATCTTCTTCAGACATTTTTAAACTTGCAGCGTGATCTGATAAATTCTCAAGTGTTAAAGACAGGTCGAAATCTCCTGTATCATCCTTTGAGTGTGGAATAGAACCCGACTTGCTTCCTTTTGCTAATGTAATACTTAAATTACTATCAATAATGTTTTCAGCTATATCAACCATCTCATCTTTTGAAGTATTCCCCAAGCCTTTATATCTAGCGAAACGAATAAAAGTATCAATATCATCAGAATAACTTATAGGCTCTCCTTCAGCCCTCGTAAATTTTCCAAAAGCAAGATACTCATTTGGCTTTTTAAGAATTGCGTGTATTTCTCCAAAATCATCTATTTGCTGATTTCTTAATTTTTCTAACTCATCAATATAATTCTCTGCGTCCAAAGTTTTTCCTTGCAAGGCTTCGTCCATCTCATCAAATCTTGCATTTTTTGTTCTTATTGCTTGTTCGTAAGCGTTTGTAGCATAACCTTCTATCCTGTTTCCAAAAGCAGTCTCTGCTCTTGACAATGCTTGCATACCATTCGGACTTTCTTCTAAGCCAACACCATGCGTTCTTCGTAAACCGAGGCCATCTTCGTCCATCATTATTTTTCTTACTTGGCTATCTCTTAAAGTTCCTATTCTTTTAGTTTGTTGAGATAATGAATTTATTTGTTCAGAAAACTCACCTATGTTTGATTTAAGTTTGGCTACAATTTTATCTGCACCTATTTTCAAATCCTTAAATTCACCCGAAGTTTTTCCGAACCCTCCAACAAGATCTTCCATTGCGCCTTGTATGTATCCAACTTGATCCTGTAATTCCTGTTGGTGTGTTCTAAATATGTTTAAAATATTATCAGCATCTCTCTTTCCAAGACCAAACATACTTTGACTGAAATCATCATTTTTATAAGCTTGGTTCAGTATTCCTCCAAACGCATTCATACGAACACCCGCAGCTAACTGATCAAGAGCAATAACAAATTCACTTGTTTTGTCTCCGTATGGAGAGTTTCTTAGACGTTCTGCATTGTCTGTTCCAATTTTAACAAGTAACTCGTGACTTCTTATGTATTCTTCTGGTAAATTCTGCATTATTTGGTTAGAAAATTTTTCTAAAGATCTAAATTCCTTAGTACTATAGGTAGTTATAGCGTCTAATTGTGTCATCCCCTCAGCATTAATCTTAGTTTTGTCATCTATTCCTACGTCAAGACCTTTCTTTCCAAAAATTCTGTTTGTGTCTGAAAACATAATTTTATAAAATGGAACGCCCATTGCCATAGCTCTAGCTTTTTTAGCGAAGGTAGCTGTATTTAGGTCTAATACCTCTCCTTCTTTAAGCCTATTTTCAGCTACAAATTTTCCTATTCCATGAATCAAAGAAGGAAGACTTAAAGCTCTATCTATTTCCATTCCTGCAGCGTCTGTTCCTTTACCCCAAGGAATTTTCCAATTCTGAACACCAATTTTGCTTGCAAAAGTTATGTGTCCGATGGCATCAATCAATCTCATAGTAGACGTAGGATTAGCGAAAATAGATGTAAGACCCATAAGATAAGATAAGTCTCTGTATTCTGTTCCTTCAAAGTAAGAATCCCATGTACCAGCAATGGCCCCTGCACTTACAACAGCTTGCCCTTGCATCAGCTTTTGCCAAAATTGACTAAAAGCTTTTTGTTCTGGATTCCAAGTTTCAAATACAAGCCTGTCTGTTAACTGTGGTTTTGCGCCTTCTATTTCTTTTCCAACACCGCCATAATATGTATCTTTTAAAGGTACTCTATAATCTGCTGTCATAACAGAACGTCTTGCACCCTTCGGAGTCGTTCTTATAAGACCTATATCATACCAACGAGCATCTTCACTAACTTTTCCAACCTTCCACGCTGGCCCTTTAGTTAACCCTTCGTCTATACCCTTTATATTTTTCATTGAATCTTTAAGAAGTGAAGCTCTTTGTTGTAATATTTTTTCATTAAGCTTAGTAGCTTGAGCATATTCTTTATTTACTTCAGCTTTTTTTAGAGCGTCTTTTAATGGGCCTACATTCTGATTTTCTCTTAAACTTTTTACTATAGGGTCAATAGGTTGGTATCCTGGAAGTTTCTGAAAATAAGGAGTGGTGGCAGTAAGAGCTTTGTAAGTATCAGAAGCAACATCGCCAATTATTTTAACTGCTTTAACTATTTTTCCTGGAATATTAATTGGAACAGCAAAATCTGTTACATACATAAGTATCTTTGCAGACGTACCTAAGTCTTTAACATCTAATGCTGCATCAGAGCTTTTTATAAATTTTTCAGATGCTTCTGCGAGTGGTTTAGAGCTAGTATTTGCCATTATTAGTTTATCGTAATCAACTACTCCGTCACCAACTAAACCAATTCCTCTAAGACCTTGTTCAATAGTTCCAAAACCATATTTGTTAACAGCATCAGCAATCTGAGGAAGAATAATAGAACCACGCACTGCACCTGCTTGCGCTGCTCTGTATGATTCTTCAAACCCTCTTGTCAAACCCTCCGATGTTTTTCTTTTAATACGTTCAAAAGTTGGGACATCTTTGGCTTTGTCAAGAGGAGATGTACCAAGAACAAATGATTCTATAGCAGATATAGGTTCAGCAGGTGCTTCTCTTTCATCCCTCTCCATAATACGTAACGTAACAAGTTCAGGAGTATTGTTTTCTTTTACTTTTCTTTGCACTTCGGGATCTGTACTATTTGTTATAAGAGTCCCGTCTTCTAATTCAAAATATTCTCCTGCTCCTATCTTAGCAGCATCTTCTTGCCCCTGAGTTTTTGGTTTTTCCATTAACTCTTCGGGTATATCTCCCATAAACTTAGGAACAAACTTTTCTTCCTTTTTTTCTTCTTTTTCTTTTTTATCGTCATCTGAAAATAACTCAAACAACGCTTTGTCAAAAGGTGTGAAATATTTACCGCTTGCCATGTGTATTCCTATCTCTTAGTATTGTATAAATGAATTATGAGATTAAGTATTAATCTTTTTTCAGGCGCTGCGCCTATATTTAATTTCTTCAAACTTTCTTGTGCCTGTGCTTTTTCTGCAGAATCTTTTGTATTTCGTATAGCTTCTTGCAACCCATATCTTCGAGAAGCCCTGCTCAAAACATCACCAAGTTTCAATCCATTTTGACCGTATCTGTTCAATCTAGAAACAATTTTTGGTGTGTTTCCAAATCTTCTTAACATTGAGACTCCTCTTCCTAAAACTTTCTGTTTTTCTTCCTTGCTTAAATTATTGTAAGATGCAATATTACCTCCTATTACAGTTGTTCCGTACTGCGTTTTTTCTAATCTTTTTCTTGGTGGGAGGTTTTTTGAAACTTGTGAAAATGTATTAGCAAATATATTTGATTCTCTTGCTAAATTAGCTGAATCTAACTTTATATCTCTTCCGTCAAGTTGAGTTATTATGCTCTGAGGAAAAACATTAGAAGCTTCGTTTGTTTGTTGTTGTGGCAATCCTGCTTCATGTCTTAATAAATTGAAATTCTTAGATTCATTATAGAGCCGTCTAAATTTAGCTCTTCCAACGGATCTACTTACTTCAAGCATTTTTCTTTCTATAAGAGAACCATTTTTTATTCTTGCATACTTAGCATCATTCTCTGCTCTCACACCTAAAAAGTTTACTATGTCTTCTACTCTATCAAAGGAACCTTCTCCAGTTTCTGATCCAGCACCGCCCCATATGGCTCTATAAAGTATAGCAAAGTCTTCGTTTGAAATAGCACGACCACCGTTTTGTCCTTGTACCATTCCCGCATAAGTGTACGTCATACTTACTTTAGTCATAGCATTTTGAGCTAATAGGTAGGCTTGATAAGCTATTACTTGCTGCCTTAAAGCCACCTTCATATGCCTTTCTCTATCTTCTGGATTCCCTGCATTTGATGCTTTATCTAAAGCTTCTTTTGCAGCTTCTGAAGCTACAGAGATAGTAGATTTCCACTCTTTTGATTTTGCTTTTGCCCACTGTTCTACGTGGGCAAGTCTGGATTTAACAAACCCGTCATTTTCAGGATTCGAGGATTTATAAGAATCTGCGCTAAATTTAAACTTTTCTTTTAAAAAATCTGGAGTAACTTGAGCAATAATTAATGGAGCAGCGTTAACGTAGTCTCTAATCTTTTGAAGAAAAACTACTGTTGATGATGCAGCTTCAGTTCCAATCTTAAAACCTTTTCTTCCTACTCTTTTTTCTTGTACTTTTAATGCTTCCATTAACTCCTTATTTTTAATAAAGTTTGGATCTTCCTTCAGCAAATTAAAAAGATTTGTGGCATCCGATGAAGTTATATTTCCGTCACCACTCAAGCTCTTAAGAAGCGTATCTGTTGCACTTAACTTTAACTGATTATTTTTAAAACTACGTATATTTTCTTTAGTTTCACCAAGTTTGTTTATTGTTTCTTTGAGATCTTTTATTTTTGTATTTAAAGGTGGGTCCTTATAAATTTCCGCTTCAGTGTAGTGCATAGGTCTGCTTGTAGTTATCGCCCTCTCTCCACCCGCCATCAAAGACACGGTAGGAGGGGGAACTATTTCAGAAAACGCTTGTTTTTGAGACAGTATTTCTACTGATTTTTCCAAAGCTTCTTGGTTTATCTTACCCTCGGATGTTTTAAATTCAAACGTCTTTTGAAGCTGCTCTTTTACAACTTCTAAATTACTATCTGTAGGATTATCTATAAATTCGTTTAGAGAAGTATATACGCTTGATAATCTTAAAAACTCATCTAATTCTGTAGCTTTGTCAGGACTCTCAAAGTATTTCGGATCAGCTCTAAGAAGATCGTCATAATACATAAGCTTGCTCACCCTTCCATCTGTCATATCTAATGGGCTACCAAACTTTTGTACTTCCTCATTTCCAAGATAATCTACGGTTATAATAGGTTCAGAAGTTACGTTTGTCACATTAAGATCGTTTGGAGTTTGTTTTTTTGTTGTCCTCTTTATTGGTGTATTTATTCTTCTTTCTATAATCACCGTGCCTTCATCATCTCTGTGACTATTTTTTATAGGAGAAGTCGGCATTCCTAAATTTGTCCCCCCTGTATGTATGACCGCAACCTCGCCTGACTTTATCTGCGCTAATGCGTCTTCATAATTTATTTTTCCTTTACTATTTTCAACAACCATGTTTGCTTGTTCTTCAATGGTTCTTAATGAAGAACTGGTTTTTCTTTCTGGTATTAGTACGTTTGATTTTTTATTTTCGGTAAACAAATTATGAATATTGGGCATTGACTTTTTTGTAGTAGTATTCGTTATAGATCTTTCAATCTCCCCGTTAGATGAAGTATACTCTATTCCTGTACTTTCTAAAGCTGCCTTAACATTTAAAAAAGCCGTTTTATATCCTTTATTCTTACTAACATGCTTTATAATAGCATCTTTTTCAGCCCCTTGCTTACTTTGAATAAGACTATCAAAGTTTTGTAACATAGTATAATTCCATAGGTTGTTATTTGGTGAGCTTGAAAGAACTTTTGCCCTTTGTGTATCAGTCAAATGTGCAAATATATTAGAAGATATTAGTACGTCTGTTTTATTAGGTATCGGAGTAAACTTTACGTTTTTATCTTTGTCTGTATAAGGTATAATTTCATTATCAGGATAAACTTTTTTAGCGTTTATTTTAAGTCGTATCTTTTCACTAGTATCCCACTTTTTTTGTAAACTTTTTAAATAATTGACGGTGGTTTTATTGTCTTTGGTCTTATTGACTTTTGAATCGCCTTGTGGACTCATAAGTTTTCTAACTTGAGCCAATATTTTTTTATTTGATGCATACGGAGATGGATTTGTCGTCCCGTTAACGATATTTGTTGCTATCTTTTTTTGAAGAGCGTTGTCTTCTTTAGCCTCTATAGCCTGTCTTAGAGGGAGTAAATTATACTCACCACCAACTGGTTTTATTCCGTAAGTACTTTCAAGAGCCTCTTGTTGCTCTTTAGAAAAAGTATTAACTGGCAATTTGTTGTTATATTGTGCGTACTGATTCATTAAAGCAAAAGTAGCATTTCCTACCTTAATGCTTTGGTTCTTTTTTGCGTTTTTTTGTGTAGCAGCTAAGTTTTTTTCTGCAATGTCTAATTGTGTTTGTCGGCCTAAAGCTGCTATGCTTTCTCTTGATTCTCTCCCCAATCTTGCCTCTTTTCGTTGAGCAGCAAGTTTAGCGGTATCAGCTTCTGCTGCTGCTCTTTCTTGTTGAGCCTGTATGAATCCTGTGGCTATCCCGCCAGCTAATGCTGAAAATCCCATTTTATTGTACCTCCATATCTAAGAAGCTTTCCCTAGAAGGCTCTTGCATACCCTCGTTAGGATTCTCTAAATTTAATAACATATCTTGTATTTCTTCTTCTTCTACTGTAGCTCTTAACTTTTGTCCAAACTTTTCAGGATTTATACGTTGCATCATCTCCAAATCATTTTCGGGATCTATGTCCTCGTCTGGAATCTCATTAACAACTCTTAGGTCTTCAATACCTTCCTCTACACCTATGTCAGTTATACGGGCTGTTAAAGGAGGTTTTATAATTTCTGCAATGTCTGGTGTAAACACACCTTCTGAAAACATTTTTAAAGTGACGGCAGAAGCCAGTGTTTCAGCAGATATACCAGCATCTAATAAGCTTACTATGTTTTGGTAAGCAGCAGGTTCCTCTAATGATTCAGAAACTAAGTCAAACGCTTGTCTTGGAGAAACAATAGAAGGTGGTTTTTCATAAGGTTTTTCTCCTGCAGTGTCAGTTAAAGACTGTCCAGGAATAGGTCTTGATAGAATGTCAATGTCTGTCGGATTATGAGTTTTTACAACCATTATGCTGTTCCAATTTGTTGAGGAGCTATTTTTGTGTCTGTGTCAGTAGATTTAGAGTTAAGAGTTTGCTTTAATATGGCAGAGTGATCTATCTTTCCTTGTTTTATGGCTTGTTGTACAATTGCCTCTCTAACTTTTGTATCTTCTATGCCACGTAAAAGATCTACAACCTCTTTTTGAAGTTTTCGTTGTCTTTCAGAACGATTTTCTTTTGCATTTTTGCTTCTAGTATTTGTCAGATTAATAGCATCTCTTGCTGCTGTCATAGCTGTTTGTCTTTCAGCAGCAAAACCAATCTTTTCAGAAGCAGGGTCATACATCTGTCCACCACCGCTTTTTTCGCTACCACCAATAATTTCACCTAAAGCACTCTTTCCTAAGTCCATAAGTATATCAAACATTTTTTATCTCCTCTTATTAAAAGTCTTCAAACTCTGGAGCTAACATTTCTCCTTCAGCATATGGTGTTATCGGACTTTCATTCATTTTGAGTAAACCTTTAGTTACACCAACAAATGATTTTTCTAACAATCTTCCTAAAAACGACCCAACAGCTTTTTGAGAATCAGCGTCCACTTGAGCTTCAAACATTTCTTGTGCAAATTGATTAGCTATAGCAGTTAACGCTAACTGTTGGTTTCTCTGAATAGAATTTTCTGTTGCTGTGAAAGCAAAAGAAACTTCATCTCTATACTCTTGCCAGAGAGCATCTAAGGCAGAAGCTTGAATGCCTAACACTGCAGAAGCGTTGATTCTGTTAGCGCTGTTTTGTTCTGCTGTGTTAGCAGTATTAATTGACCTTCTCCACAAAGCGTTAGACTGTTCGATAGCTGACGACATAGTTGCGTTAAATTGATCTCTAGAATCTGCTAATTTAGCATTATATTTTTTTATAGAATTTGCCTGATCAACGTTAAATTGATCCATAGCTGCTTGCCTATTAGCATTTGCAGCAGAGGCGCTAATAGCTAATTGATCGTAAAATTTGTTAACTTCTGTTTGTGTCTTAGCGTTGATATTTATACGAGCATTTTCTGCAGCCGTATCGGTAAACAAAGCCTGTTTACGAGCTTCGTAACTTATCAAGTCTGCTTGTTGTTCGAGGTCTGCGTTTTTTGTATCTATAGCGAGAAAGGTTTGAGCATTTTGTTGTGCTGCTTTCATACGATTATCGAGATTTTGTCTATCCATTGCAGCCAGTGTTGCAGCATTAGATAAAGCTGTTTGTTGTTGGTTATTTAAATTTTGTAGTTGTATGGCTGCAAACTTATTAGCATCTTGTACTGCAATAGGCAACGCACTTTCTGCAATAGCTTGTACCATTGCTGCTGCTGCAACACTAGAAGTTCCGAGTCCTCTTGCGTTCATTATCTCTTGTACTTTTCTTACGTTCTTCGAGGCCCAAGCTGGAAGTGGCTTTCCTTCTTCTAATGATTCATAAAGAGATTCAATCTGATACTTTGTTGTAGCCTGTAATGCTAGTTCTTGTGTTTTAGCTTCTGCAAGACTACCTCTTTCTAGCATTTGCTGTTTTGTTCGTTCATCCACTATCTGCGATGTATCTACAACAGAGTTTGCCCTTTCTGTTATTTGCGCTCCTTGAACATCTGTAGGAATATTTGTTAAATTACGATCTATAGCTTCAATATTGCCCAATCCTTCTTGGGCTTGAGGAGCAGTAACAGTAGGCGTTGCAGCGACTTGAGTGGAAGATATGTCTCTAGCAGCAGGGTCTACTAACGTTGTGTCTGTTGTTAAAAATTCGTCTGGCTGAACAGCTTGTGATGTAGGCTGAAAAGCTCCTTGACCTAACTCGACTACTCCAGTTGCTTGTTCCCCCATAATGTTGCGAACAGGACTAAAAGCTTCTTCAGTTGTTAGCTCCCGTGTTTCTTGTGGTTGCTCTTCTGTTACAATTTCTTCATCTGCCATTGTAGTTCACCTTTATTTCTTCGGCCTTTACTTTTTCTACAGCTTCCGCTATATAGAAATATTTAAGTTCGTTATTCTCATCACGCTCATCGCTAAATATTATTTTCCATACTTCAAGATCGAATTTATCATTTATGGGTTTCTTGAATACAATATTAAGCTTCTTAGCAAGAACATTTGTTCCAAAATTAACACATTTTTTTTCAAATAGGAGTTTGTGGTAAAGCTGATTCCCTTTTTCTATGCTCTCTTTGTAAGCATAATAAAGATCTTTATGAACTTCTAAGGTTGTGCATACTTCGTTTATAGCTACAACTTCACCTTTTAAGGCTTCCTCTGTTGTTTTACAGGATGTTAGCCATAAAGTCAAGAGAATAACTACAGTAATTAAACATACTTGCTTTAACATTGTCAGCCTTCAACTGGCGGGTGCTTTCCATTATGGGTCTTCATTAATACATCAACATCGCGTCTTAACGAGTTGCACCTGTGTTTTAAGCCCTCTACTTCCCTTGCTTTATCTTCTTGGTTACTAGGAGATAACATCCCACCTAGTATCTGTAATTGGTGGTTCATTACAGCACCACTAGCTTCCACTTGATCTAATCTTGTTTGTATTACAGCTAATTCTTCTTTAGTTGCTTTAAAGTCTTCCATTAAACGACCAATTTGGCCTTTTACCATTCCCCACGTTGCTGCCAGACCTGCAAGCACTGTAGCAATGGTCATTAATTCTTTTGCGCCTAATTCCATATTATTTTTTTACCCAGTTTATGTACACGACAAGTGCGAGTAAGCTTCCTGCTAAAACCAAAATACCTAAAACCCATTCAAGTGCTTTGTATATTTTTCTTCTAAACTCGTCCTTTTCTTCTTGTTCTTCTTCGAGTTGTTTCTCATGTTCTATGATTCTTTTTCGGCGTTCCTCTAATATTGTGTCCCATGTACTAGCGCCAAATCTTATATTTATTAATCTTTTTACTTTAAGCATCTGCTCTTCAGCTAGTTTCTCCTCAATTGTTTCTTTTGCTATTGCGCCTATGGAGAACTTGTCGGCTGTTGATCCTAAAGTTTTATTAAGTAGGCTATTCCATTTGCCTATTATGGGATGGGCTTGTTGTTTTACTTCTTCTTTTCCTTTAAATAAATCGTCTATCTGATTTGCAATTTGTGATACGTCTTTTGCTGTACCTATTGCGCTTTTGATTCCTTTGACTGCGCTATTAACAAGGGCGAGTCCTGCTAATATTTCTGCAACCATATCATCGACCTGCTATTATACGACCAGATGTATCTATAATGGGCGTTCCTATTGCCATGTATATTATTGTATTATTATTTACTACAAAGTTAGTACCACGCTGTTTTATACCACCTGTAACGAAATCCATATCACCCCAGTTACCTTCTGCTAAAGTTTGATCTGGCGATAGCACTTTATCCATCACATTCGTTGAACTTCTAGAGGTGTCTTCTTGACTCCAAGCACTGCCTGATGTGCCATTATCAATATTCTTAAAAAGCGCCCAAACTGGTTGTAGAGGAATACCAAGAGAATTAAGCAATGGTGCAAAAGCCCCATCAGCATTTCCGTTTCCTTCGTATGCTCCTATTGAAATAAATTGGCTAGGAGCAAAACAATAGGCTACATAGGTGTGACTTGACTGATTTGTACTTTGAGTATCTCCAACTGAGAACACACTACTTGTTGGGGCGGTGTCGTTCCACATACCAGCTAAATCAGCAACAGCACCAGTTGTATCTAGTAAAAGATATTTATCTTCGGGCGCACTTGCATCTGAGTATTTGTGATAGATGGCCCAACTACTTGAAGAATCTCCTGCTCGTTTTTTCACGATAATCATTTCTGGAACTACACCTAGCCCATGTCCGATAGTAGCTGCACTACCTGTTCCTGTGTAGGTTGAAATGCTTAATCCTAAAGTCGTATCAACTAATGTTGATGTCGTATTGATAGACCCATCTTCATTAGATGATCCACTACCTGTAGCTTCCATCATCCAATTCCAAAGAACATAGCTTTCACTAGCTGTATTAACTTCAACATCTTCACCTATTTGAACTCCACCAGCTAAGAAACTTTTAAGTGTATTTTCATTCGTGACTTCCACTGTAGTATCATTACAATGTAAATCTTTCGTTACACCACGCACACGATCAAACAACATATAATTATCTGTGGCATCTCTATTCTTAATCCAACTAAGGGCTGATATAAATTGATCTGAAGCTGTTATATTATCTTGTGCAAGTTTAGAATATCCAGTTGGTATTGAGTAAGTAAAAGCACTTGCACCAAAATTTACTGTTGCATCATTAGCAGAACTTGCACCACCATTTCTAAAATAAAAATAATACGTGGTTCCTTTTGGTGTATTTAAATCTATTGTTGCTTTGGCAGTATCTGCTTGTCTAAATGTAACTTGATTATTATCAAGATCAAGCATGATAGCATTAACCTGATTATTAGCCATAGCAGAACCATAGCTGCCAATTAAAGTTGCATTATTTCTGTAAACAGTTCCACCATCCCATCCTATACCATTCGCTGATTGACCTGGATATTGACTTGAATTTTTTTGATCAAAAGGCACAACACCTAACATTGGAGATCCAACAGTAGAACCACAAATTAGTTCGCAATACCATTTTCCACTTGATACCCCGATTGTAGATACATTTGAAGAAGCACTGTTATATCCTGACATAGTTAAATTTCCGTTACTATATCCCGAATATTTATAAGCACCGTCAAGAATAGAATAGTTTATCGTAGGTGAATCTGATGATTGAGTTACACTATTATTGTTAGTATAGTCATTAGAATTTCCAGATTCGTCATCACCTAAGTTTCCACTATCTGCAAAGTCTAAGAAAAAAGTATTATTACCAGAACCAAATGAAAAGCTAGATAAATCTTTCGGAATCCATCTATTTGTAGTAGCATCAGTTTTTCCAAAGTTAGAAGCAGCGCTGGCAGTTCCGTCTAAGAATACGACCTGTGCCATATAACCAGTGAGAGAGATAGCATCACTACCACCTGACACATTATTTCCTATGATAATAGGTTCGCCATTATCACCAACACCCTCCAAAGCACCTGCTGAACTTCTATTATCGGTAGCCCAAGCTGTTACAAGATTACCATTAATTGTTAACTTAACTTTATCTGTTCCAGATTCACCTGTATTATAAGCTACATGATAATGAAACCATTCACCCATGTTAGTCCATGCAGGAGTTGTTAGTCCAACTACCGTAGCTCCACTATATATATAAAATTGACCAGCAGCATTAAAACCTAATTGACCTTGTGCAGACTCATCAGAAAAGTTTGCATATACAGTATTTTTATCTTCACCTCTTTTTATCCATGCACTAAATGTCCATACTGTACCAGCACTTGTTCCTGTTGTTTGATTTCTACTTAATGACATATCTGTGCCATTAAATACAGCACTATTAGACACAGTAAAAGTATCACCAAATGGCTGGAGAGATCCAACTGTTTGACCAGTACCGTTTCCTTCATAGAGTATTGACTGAAAGTATTTGTTTGTATCTGATGCTGTGCGAGTTGTAGCAGATGCTAAGTTAGTTGTTGTTAAGGCTTTAAAATCAGTCGTTGGCGTGTGGGCAAAATCTGTTGCACCAAAGTTTACCGTAAAAGCTGACGTATCATCGTTATGAATAAACATTGATTTCCAAGTGACTCCAGCCGTTGGAGTAATACTTCCTTGGCTGGCATTGTTTTTGAAAAATTCTAGGGAGTTTCCTGCAGCGTTCCACTCCACTCGGATAACATCACCGTCAGTATAGGATGCACCATAAGATGAAGCTGTACCGTCAATATCTTTTTGTCCAGTAGCCCTATAATAGACACCATCATCTGATAAAGATGAAGCAGATACGGTGGGATCAACCACGTTCTTTAATCCTATATAAAATTGATCGACAACATTTGTAACAGTGACTTCCCAAACCCATTTGCCGACACTTTTAGGAAGAAATGTTCCAGAGACATAAGTGGTTCCACCACTTGATTGCGTGGATGTAAGATTGCCATTTGATAAAGCAGTTGTTCCGCCAGACGTAAAGTGATCGAGAGGATTTAATAGTGCATATGTATTTGTAGGAGAGTTAGCATCTGTTGTAACTGTATTATTATTTGTAAAATCATTTCCTTCACTACTAGCATCTGTTTGAGCATTTGTAGTATTATCTAGGTAGAAACCATTCGTTCCAAATGTGAGAGCTTTAATTGTTGAAGAACTTTTAGGAGTCCAAAACAAACCAGTTGAGTCGTATTCTGCAAAACTTGTAGGATTTAATGCTGTCCCATCTATAAAAACAAATTCAGATATGTAACCATCAAACCAGTTAGATGCTGCATTATATGCACCAACACTCATTGTAGCATCTGCGCCATTTACTGTAAGACCAGAAAGAACTATATTTCCATTGACAAATACAGTTCCTGATCCAGCAACTGATTTTACAACAAGATGATACCAACCAGTATCACGAAAAACTGCTGAAGTTGATGTGTAGCTCCCCGAATACCAAGACACGACATCAGCCGTAGTTCCATCTCCAAAGGAAAGTCCAGAATCAGTTGCGATGGTAAATACAAAATTGGCAGCAGTTGCTTCTAGTGCTGGTTCGGTGCGATATGCCCAACAGCTTGCCGTCCATGTAGTTGCTGTTCCACCCATACTTCCACGACTAAGTGATTCATTGTTTGCATTAATAAATAAAGCAGACTTACCAACAGATACGACTGCATCGGTAGCAATTGTACCAGCACCGAAACCTATGTATTGACCATAAAGATCACACAAATGGTTAGGAAACCTCGCAGAAGGAAACATATCAGTAGATTTTTTACGCATTAGCTGTCATTTGCCTTATCAGTTGTAAAAAGGATACGCACACCAACTAATCGTGCGTCACCAGACATATCATCATTAGCGTCACTTACATCCCTAAAGATCTGGCAAAACAACAAGTCATCTGCTGCACCGCTACACGCTATGTCACCACTTTCAGGACTTATAAGTAACTCTGTAGCACTGCCCTGTGAGGAGTCATCTACGACTACTGCAGTGCCGTAAGCTACGTTTATGTCTTCGTTATCGTTTAGTGCTTTTACTTGTAATGCCCAAGAACATCCAGTAGTTGCTGCAATGCCAATCCAGTAGGCTTTAAAGGTAATGTTACCTCCGTCCCATTGTTTAGGCATACATATGCTGAACTGTGCGTGTTCATCGCTGTCCTTATCAAAGTCAAGAACTCTAAGGTCAGGTCCACTGTTCGTTCCAGAATCTACCGTAGTAATGTCAGCACAAGGATTTGTTGCAGCAGGAGTCATCGCTGTAGCTGGAACCCAGATTGTTTCCTTGCCGATTGTCTTAACAGAGTTGCCCTTTGATGTTACATCTCCTACGAAGGCTAACGTTGAACTAGCTGCTGTCGCGTTAGGTGTTGCTGTAAGTAACGTTGCGTGTGTTCCTGCACTGGCTATGTCGTTGCCTAATGTAAGTACACCGCCATTAGCTACATTCAGTTTCCATTCATCTCCTGCATCTGCTCCTGCGTCTGCTTGTAGTATAATACCGAGAGCAGCATCATTAACATTCTGAGAAACAACAAGAGCATCAGTTGTCGTTTCATCGTACCCAATAGAGACATCTTGATCGTTACCAAATTTAACGTATTTGTCATCTGCTACGAATACATCTCCCCACTCTGCGGAAGTTGATCCTATGTCAGCACCGCCGACAGTATCAGGAACAATCGAAGTAGCGACAGTCATTGTTGTACCGCTTACAGTACCGCCTTCAAAGTTAGCACTTATAGTACCTACAGATCCACTTACTACCTCGCTGGATAAACTAGCGTCAGGTATGAACTTTAGCTTGTAAGAATCATCGTCATCAATACCAAGAAACGCTGTCTTTGCTGCAGATCCTGTGTGATACTGCATGGCGATACCTACGTCTTTGTTAGTGTCTGATCCTAACGCACCACCATCAGAAGCTGTCTGTAAGTGTATGATTGGATCAACCACAGCCAGTGTAGCAGTATCCAGTGTCGTAGTCGTACCGTTAACTGTAAGGTTTCCTGTTACTGTCAAATTCTGTGAAGCTGATACGTTCCCGCTTGCATCTATTGTTATAGCGTCTGCATCCGAAGCAGTTCCTATTGTACCGCCATCTTTTATCTTAATGTCGTCTTTAAATGTTACTATACCGCCTGATGAGATTTGAATAGCATCTGTGGCACTTGCTGAACCAATATCACCATCGTCAGGAACAACCACTCCTCCCGCGCTCAGTGTCAGGACACCTGCGCCAGACAGTTGCATTTTGGAAGCAGGAACATCTGTCGCTGCAACCTTGGTTTTAAAGTCTATGAGTGATGTACCTGTTCCATCTCCACCGCCTGAAGACAATGTTAAGTTACCACCGTTTATGTTGGCAGATCCTGTAGCAGAGGAACCCGCAGCCACCGTCAGACCCTTACCTGCCGTAGTGCCTGATGTTGCTGCTACTCCGACTTCCCAGTTGGCTCCGTTCGTGAATGTTATACCGCCATCGTCTATCTCAAAGATGTCTGTTCCATCTACGTCAAAACGGATACTGGCTGCATCACCTCCGCTATCTGCCGTAGCTGTAGAAATTTCAAGATAATCGAGAGTCTGTGCGCCACTGTCAAAGACAGCTTGTATCATTCCTTTTTCAGCGTCTGCTCCACCTATTGATATAGATGGGTTTCCATCGTTTACGTCTTCTAATACTTTTAAGTCTGATCCATCAAATGTTAGATGGGCTTCGCCAGCAAGTGCATTCGCGCCTGTGACAGTAGCGATTGTGTTGTTTGTACTTCCACTCAATGATACAGAACTTACTGTTCCTGTAAAACCATCAAGAGCATTAAGTTCTGAAGCTGTTGCTGTTACAAGCGTTCCTCCTAATTTAAGACCGCCAGCAGTACCATCGTGAGTAGAGATGTCCACAGTAATGTCCCCATCACTACTCGCACCCTGAATGGACATACCTTTCGTAAGCGTTCCATCATTTTCTGCAACATAAAAATCTATCCCTCCTTGTTCGCCTCCAGCCGTCACATCTACAATTGTAGATTGTATGCGCCCGTAGGTCGTTGCTACTGCTCCAGCGTCTTCACTCAAGAAATCTATGTTTCCTACAACGTCACTGGTTGCAGCACTTGTACCGTCTTTTTTAAATTTTAAAGTTGCTCCGTTTGCATCTGCGTTACTGTTGAATAGTGTCATAACAGGTTTAGCAGACGTAGCACTTTCAACGGATATGTCTGATCCTGTCAATACAAGGTCATCATCTCCACTCTCATCGTACTTTATCGTCCAATCTGAATCTGAGCCAAAGATAAGAGTCTCATTGTCAATGATCATAATGTCGTCATTGTATTTGAAATAATCTTCGTCTTCCATCCACAAGAATACGCCATCGTTGGTTTCGCCATCAAACGTTACAGTAATATCTGTACCTGCCGTAGCTGCACCAATTGTTATGGAGTTGCTTCCTGTTAGTTTTGATAATGCTCCACCATTACCTGCTGTGCCATCGTGGTTGTGACCACTTGTTCCGAAGGCAGTTACAATCGCATCAAATTCATCATTGGAATGCGCTGCTGTAATTGTGTCGCCTGTTGTATAACTGCTTTGTCTTGATGAATAACCTGCCATTACATTCTAGCTCCTGGAGTAAACTCTAATTCAAATCCTTTTAGTGTTATAGGTGGATTGGATGATGTATCTTCCACTCTAATCACAACTGTAAAACCACTTCCTTCCACACTTTGTCGTACAATGGGGATACCTCTTGCTCCATATACGGATGTATCGTAAGTGCCTGAACCGTACACTGCTGCTGAACTTTGAGTTGTTAAACTGTAAGCTGCTGGTTGTGGAACGCTACTATCTTCAAAGTCATATTTTACAAAGAGAGAAGCGTCTACAGATCCTTCAGTATCGAAATTGAGGTTAATGCGCTGCATATTTTTTCGTATGCCAGCGTCACCCATTGTAAGATCTGGTGAACGGTATATTGCATTAATATTAGTACCTGCGAAAGTGTTTCCTGAATCTTGTTGATATACGTATCCATCGTAGCCCCCGTGTACAATTGTTTCTGTTGTTCCTATAAAATCGGAATCACAACAAGCAGCCTTAATGCCTTTTATGTCGGCATATTCCCACCCAATTTGTCCTTGAGGGTTCGATTTAATAACTCCTATTATACCTTTAGCGCTTGCTTCAATTCCACCTGTCGTTGGAAAAAATAACCTATACTGACTCTTACTTCGTATTATCGTAGAAGATATATTGTCAAATCCAATAGCATTAATGCGCTCCTGTATTTGTTTAGAGACTGTTCCTAATTCAACGTCACCGATACGTGCCGTACCAGCAATTGTACGTAGACCGTCTGGTGCAAGAAAGATAATATCACCGCCAATCTCCTGTACGCTATTTCCGTCACTACACCCCACATTACGAGATATGGGTGTTATGGCGAAGTCTGAACTGGAACTCCCTGATAATTTGTATATACGATCCTTCCCAAAGACAATTAGATCATCACGGAAGGACTTTAAGGCTACAACCTCAGTATCAACTTTTACGTTACCTGATCCTGTACCTGTATAATCTGTGTCACTAAATGGAACAGTGTATTGTATCTGTTGTTTTGCTGCTGAAGCTCCTGCATAAAACAAGTGGTTTTTAAAAGCTGCTACAGATGTTGCATTAGCTGGTGCGCCTGTTCCGCTTAAAGCTGTTCCTGTTCCAGTACCTGTCCACTTCGTAGGTGTGTTTGCACCATCCACCCAAACTATTGTGTCAGTGCCACCAAAGTTATATTTCTCGAAACGTGGTCGGGATGGTGTACTGGATTGTGTCGCAACGGCTGACCACGATGATCCTGTTCCATGTTTTACTGCTGTTCCTGCTATGGCTATAACACCACTAGCAAATACAGCTACTCCTGTCACTTTAGCCGATCCATTGACTTGAGTAGTTGAGTATTTAGCTGTTCCATCAAGTCTTCTGTACCCGCCTTTAACAGAAGGCTCAAAGTTTTGTAGGATGGATGCTGCTCCTACGGGCATGGTGTACACATCTCTATCAAGAACTAGACCGCCTGATGTTGTTACAACGTATGGCGAGATATATTCTGGTTCTGTTACTTGAGCCATTATGTGTTAACTTTCAATAGCCTTCCTGATGAACGAAGACCGCTAGGATACATGTAGTTCTTTTGATTCAAGAGTTCTATTCGCATTCTCTTTACACCATTTAAATAGTCATTCTCAGCTAACTTTGTTCCTGCTACATTCGCTCTCATCATATATGTGTAATACTTTGCACGATTGACTATGGTATCGTGAAATCTAACTGGCAATAAGGGTATGTCTGTGTACCCCGATAGGTCAGAGTGTGTCTTATAGTACTTGTAGGTTACGCTAAGAACCCTGTCAGGAATAGGTGATACACCGTATTTGTCATCCGATGTTTCGTAAACGTATAAAGGCAGAGCAAACTGATTCTTAGAGGTCTGGTTGAGGTCTGTCTCAGAATATGTGTTAAACCACTCATCATAAGACATGTATTGTAGCTTGCGTGGATGCTCGTTCTCTACAACTTCTATTGTGTCTACTTCTGCGTTGCTACCGCTTCCTTCCGCTAAACCAATATAGGTCGTTGTTGCTGTAGCTGTGAAAGAGTTGGTCTGCCACTCTCCATCACCTGTATTCGTTACACTTAACGTTGCACTAAGGTTTTGTGTTCCTCCTGAAGATGTACCTACCTTCAATGAAACATCGTTAGAGAAAGTTCTTGTCCTTACTATGTATTCCTTATTAATAATAGTTTGAACAGTCTGAGTGACTTCGGCAGAAGTGAGGCGTAAAGCTCCTGTCACACTTGCTCCTGAGTTAGTTGTGTCCACTCGTAACGGGCTTCCTGATACTACTGTCCAATCTGCAATGCTTGCATTGAATGTGCCGTTTGTTATTAAGTTCTTTGGCAGAAGCATAAAGGAGTCAAAGTCTATCTTTCTGAAGTCTGATGGAAAGTCATACTCTTGTGTACCTGCAACCAAGTTGTCTGTTTGTGTACCTATGAGAAAAGGCCATTCTATCTCTGAGTTGTAAATGTCGTTGATTGATTTGTTGACTACATTCTTAACCATTGACTGTACGCCCCTAGAAGATGAGAAGGTGCTAGATGTCAATTCTACTTCATTAAGTTCGCTGAGAACATTATTTACAAGTGTGAGATAATTCATTGTTTAACACTTCCATCTTTTACGTGCTTGTCTTAATCTGCTTTTAGGGTTCTTAGCAGCTTTAGGAAACTTCTTCATTTGTCCTGCAGATCTTGCACAGTAACTCTTACGTCTTTTAGCTGATTTACTGCCAGCTTTTACTTTACCTGTTACTGCACCTTTTAGCTTGGAACCTGGATTTGCTCTACGATGTGCTGCAATACCAGCCCTTGTCATACCTGCTCCACTTTTAGTCGAGCGATAGTTTTTCTTATTACGTGCTATAGGTTTCTGTCGTTTAGTCATACTGACTAGCCTTTGTATATTGCTTTTCTTACATCATTAGAGTATGTTTTAGAACTAGAAGCTATTTTAGTTCCACCTTATTTTTATTCGCACTCAGAACATCTACAGTTCTTGCAAACCTCAACGTCCTGATCTCCAGTGTCATCTGCGTGGTTCCTGAAAGAACGCAATGTGTCAAGTTTCTTTGAGAGTGTGTTTCCACAGTGGGAGTCGTACCCACAGTTCGAGCATTTAGCCATTATACTTTGCTACTCTGCCTCCACTGGCATACTTGCGACCACGATAGACTTTTCCACCGCCCATGTAGCTGCTAGAAGCTTTGCCACCCATCTTTTTTTGAAATTTTTTAACAGGTGAATCTTTTCCTGAAGATGTTACTTTTTTGTGCATGTCAAGTATTTCTTTATCAGACATATCTACTGCCGTTTTTTCTCCAATATGTCCTTCGTCTATTAAAAAATCACGTTTAGATACAATACCTTTAGGATCTTTATTCAAACCTAAAGCTTCTCGCATAGCTTTTGTTACTACTTCCATCATTTTTTCCTTTTAAGTTGCAGCAAATACACGCACGTTGGCGGTACTGCCTGATCCGTTATAACATTCAATGCGGTCTATTGTATCCGCAGTCCAGTTTGTTTCCCAAGTATCATTCTCTGCAAGATAATTGCTTTCATTAAAGCTTCCTGTTACATCGCCTCTGTTACGGCTTGAGTCGTCAGCAAGACAAAAAGGAATACCTGCAGCAAGTTTAACCACCCAAGCATTTTCTAGATCACTTCCTGAAACTGTTCCACCCTCATTACACATAAGCTGAATCTCTACAACCTGATCTGATTCAATCCACAAGAAGTCAAAGTCTGAAAGCATCGTGTCGTTCCATACTTCTGCTAAGCTTCCATTCGTAATGCTGTAACGCTTATCAAAATAATGCGTTATAGTTATGGAATCAGTCGCAGTCGTGCTTCCTCCTGTGATTGTGTGGGTATCATCATCAGGAATATCCACAGTGAAATGAGTGGTATAGCTTAAAGTAGCCATTAGTTTTCCTCCATTTTAACGGAAACGTTCATACTAAAGGAACGCCTTTCTCCTTTGGTCTTAAACGGGTAAACCGTGTGCATAAGATACCGAGGGAATAAATAAAAATCTCCAACTTTAGGTTCAATAAGAAGAGTATGAGCATTAAAGTCTTGCGGTGTTCCATAAACAAACTCTATATGTCCTCTTGCACTTCTTGTTGTTTCTGATTCACTCTTAAACTCTTTCTCTATTCCTTTCGGAAGTTTTAGGTATCCTACTGAGGATAGAGAGCAGTATGTGTGAATGTGTATTGGATTAAAGTCGTTCTCAAACTGTCTTACGTACCACGCTGTTCCAAGTTTGAATGGTCTTCCATCTTTGCTTTCTGTTACGTGCTTTACGTAAGCATCTACTAATGCTTCAAAGTAACCATCGTACTTTTTTCTTAGATTGTCAGGTACACGTAATTCGTGTTTTACTTTGCCAACTAAGTGTGGCGACCAATCCAATTCTTTTACTCGTTTTTCGTCCTTTACTATCTTCTCAAGTTCCTCGTTATAATCATCCATAAGTTCTTGAGGAAGTTCCGACTTTACTATGAATGGCCCGAAAGGACGAACAAGCATAAAAGGTATTTCTTGACCAGCTTTCATCCTATTTACCCCATTCTTTCTTAAGGTAGTTTTGTATAAGGACAGACTTTACGAATATGCTGTTGCTGTCTTTGGATAGGTGCTGGTTTACCTCATATACATTCTTTAATATGAAGGATTGTTCGTAAGAAATATTTGAAGAAAACCATCCAAGTACATTTGTTCTCAAGCCTTTTGTTACTTCTTGTACCCCGTGTGTATAAGTTATGGGGAATATGGCAGCTTCTCCCGCCTTTAATTTTCGGCCTATGGTTCCTACTTCAGTGTTAAAATATATTTCTCCACCTTCATAATCATCGTTTAGATTGATAGAAAAGCCGTAGTCAAAGTGTACATTGTTGGACTTAGGGTAGGCTTTGAAGTTATCAACATGAAGATTATAGTAATCTCCTTTTTTATATTGGTTGTAGTAGTTAACTGAGACTCTTGTTGGGCAGTACACGCTATCTATGTAGTGAGCATCGTATATCTTGTTAATTATTATCTTACGAATGTCTTCAGGTACGCCTAATGATTCTTTATTCTTTTTTATGCCTTCTATTGGCTGTGATTTAGCGCCATTTTTAAATGTATCTTTTGTAATACCGTCTAAACAAGTCTTAATTTCATCGTCAGTAAGTAATTTAATAAACATGTTATATCCCCTTTCATCAGGACAATTGAACAAAGCAAAGAAAGGTGTGGGATTTTTGCAGAACCCCACAAAACTGTTAGTTTGGTGTGATTACGTACCAGAAGATACCGTAGCCGACTCAGTTGGGTTTTTAGACACATCTGCCAACACAACATGAATACGGAAACGAAGTGCAGATTCACCAGTAGAGCCACCATCTAAGATGAGAGCGTCAATAGTATCAGCACTTGTCAAGATACGAGCGTTAGAGCCAGATGCTCCAACAGCAGCTTCTAAGAATGGGGTGAAGCCAGCAGCGCAAGCAGAACCGTCTACAAAACAGTCTACGTCACCGCCAGTAACACCAACGTCCAAAGTGATCTGACCATTGCCTCGTGCTTCGAGAACTTCCAAGCACCCTGCAACAACCATTGTATCCGCAGGAACGTCAATCAATTGAACAACGTCACCGCCAGTACCACCGTCAGCCGTATCCCATACAGGAGAAGTCATCACGTAAGGCACTGCAGCGTTAGCTGGATGTCCAGCAGTTCCACCACCAGTAGCCGTTCTATTATAAGTAGCCATGATTCATACCCTCCTTACGAGCCAAGATCAACAACACCAGAGAACACGCCCTTGAAGCCCGTTCCACTGCCACGAAGTACTTTACGTCCGAAAACGTGAAGACCACGAACAATGTCTGCGAAACTGTCAGGGTCACGAATAACTTCCGTTTTCGCAATATGAGAAGCTGTAGCGACAGCGCTCATGTGACCGAATAGGAAGATATGCTCACCAGCATTTGTTGAAGAGAATGTATGACTTGCTGCTGCACCATCACCACCATTAACAATAGAGTTGGTTTGATACAGTTTAAAGCCATGTATGATACGATCAGTTACTTGGCCGTTCATTAGAGCAGAACCTGACTCTCCAGTAACACTAGAATCCATCAGCTTTGCTGCTGCTGCACGTAGTACTTCATAGAACTCAGGGTCGGCTACTAGCCAACGGTTTTCGTAAGCGACATCGTTCTCATCCATTACTTTAGCTGCAGCGCTAATAACGTTAGCGAGTTCGTCACCAGTACACGCAGAACCAGTACCTGTCCCAGTGATAGGAGAGGCATCAGTACCTGTGTCGCCAGCACTTGTTGCAGCGTTGTCATAAATGTTTTTGAGAACGTTATAGTCGTATGCTTTCTTCAAGGTGTAAGCACCAGAAGATGTAGCAAGCGACTCAAAGTTAAGGTGAGAATGACGCTCTTCAATGTCATCTACCTTAAAGGCAAAGTAGTTGCCTTGATCCACAGTGAGTTGGATCTGGTCATCTGCCAAATCTTGTGTGTTCACTGTAGAACCGCGAGTATAAGAAGAAACCGTAATGGTTGGTTCCTTGATGATATTCACGGTATCACCAAAGTTCTCAATTTCCCCAGTGTAATCGGTGTTGGTTATTGCTTCCGCTACCGAAGCTCTGCGAAAGAACTTGAGAACCTTTTGGCTGTAGATTACAGGTACGAAATTACCACTAGGTAGGTTTTCGTAACCTGCTGCAGTTGCATAAGCCATAAGCTTAATCCTTTTCTACATCAAGGTTATTATTTAACTAAAGAGAGTTCACCACTCTTCCCTCTTTTGCTGCTTTGTCGATGTCTTTTTCGACTTTTGCAAACTCGTGAGGTTTAAGTTTTGAAATCTCAGCAACAGTCCAAATCTTAGTATCGTCTTGAAGGTCGTCAAGGTAACGCCGTTGTTTAGTCTTTGTTACAGCTTCAGCAGCCTTCTTAGGCGCAGGTTTGGATTGTCGGTTCGACCTCGTTTTGGAAACGTTGCCAGTGTCTGCTTTGAATAAATCAATAACTCTCGCAGCCCATTTCGTATCAGTATTGTTTTTATATATCCCGTCAGATATATTAGTTGGTTGTGAATCAAGCCAATCAAGAAATCCTTGGTCTTCTTTCAAGTTAACAAAATCAGGATGCAAGCTTATAAGTTCTTGCTCTGCAGTCTGAATGATTGCTTCCTGTTCTTTTTGTTTTAACTCTTCAAGTCGTCCTTCAACTTCTTTGACTCTATCACTTGCTTTAAGAGATGAGATAGTTTCTACTACGTCATAAACATCTGGATACTTAGTGCGGAACTCTTCAAGTTCTTCTTCACTCTTCGGTAGCTCTGGTATGCCTTTCGACTTTTCTGCCATAGCTACTTCAGCCTGAAGAAGCTCTTGTTGTTGCTTCCACTCATTAAGTTTAGTATCATAGTGTTTCTTTAAGTCTGAGTATCGCTTCTTGTAATCATGCGAATCAGCCTCGTTTGTAGCATTCTTATCTACAAGACCTTGTTTCTTACGCTTTGGAGTAGCCATATCTACGGGGTCTTCCACGTTATCCTCAAAGTCATCCTCTTCTAAGCTTCGCCTATACTGATTTTGGTATGGGGTAGGCTCAAGTTCTTCAGTATCCTCTACATCTACAGTTTCAGTTTCATTACGGACAGTCATTTTTTACCTCTCTTTCTTGGGGCCACACGGAACCTAAAAGAGCTAAATAGTAATGTCCAGCAAGTTAATGGTAACATATGGGTAGCCAACGGTAGGTTAGCAATGGGGCCGATAACACCATGTTAGTCGGGTAGCCATTGATTAAAAGAACATCTTTGCAAATTCTTCATTGCGATGTTCTAATTCTCTTAATTCGCCAGAACCAGTACGGTAATAGCGTTTGTATTCTTGGTGCATGACTTCAGTATCGCCATCAATGACAGCATTCACAAACTTAGGGAACTTTCGTAGACCATTCGATCCTAAGTTAAATACAAAGTCTGTAAACATTTCCTTGCAGTCTTGACTTAATGCCTCAAAGTTATCGCTGCCAAATTCTGATACAACATTGATTGCGCCTTCGGCTGCAATTTGCAAGTCTGATATAAGTAAGTTTTCTGCGTCACTGTCTGATATGCCGACTTTCATCCAAGTCTCATCATTCTTCAGTTTGTGACCATAAGCAATTGTGTCGTTACCGCCTTCAGGGGATGGATGAGGAAACCAAGTCTCTCCATCAAATCCTACCTTCCCGCCGTTTTCCACAAGCTTCACGTATTCTATAAACTCTCCGCGCATTAACATTTTAAGCTGCTGTATCCCCTACTTTTTCAACAAACCCGCCTTGATGATAGAAATGGTGTTTACCTATTACTGTCTTTCTTTCCATTCCTCTAAGATGTTTTGGACGTTCTACTACTTCTGGATTATAGTAGTACAACGCACCATTTGTTATGTCGTCTATTTCATTATTCATTATCGCTCTGGCATCTTCCACCGCATCACGATAAGCGTTATCTTTTATAGAAACATTCATAAACTTAGCAAAATTCTTTTGGTGTTTTTCATCTTTAGTATTCCCTAACTCAAAACCTTTCAAAGCACTAAATGCGTTAGGATGTAAAATTACACTTCTAAAAGGATCGTTAGGAAATCTGTTTATTCCGAATTGAGGATCTTTAGAGTTAACTCTGTTCCTTATTACGTGCATTACAGCTTGCATTCCTGCTCTATTTTCGCTTCGAGCCTCTCCTAATGCCGTTAAAGCCATAAGTTTCTCTATCTCTAATGTTTTTAACCTATTAAAGTTATCTTGGTCTTCCTTTCTAATTGTGCTATATTTTTGTCCTTTATGAATAAAAGATCTTTCACCTGCGTCAGAAGCCGTTTTGAATGCTTGATTAAATGAAGCATCTGCAATTTGTGTTTCTCGGGGTTCAGGAGTCTGTACAGCAGATGTTTCCATTTGAGTTTGTGGAAGTGGTTCTTCTTGAACATTTTCTTCCTCCTCGATAGGTGTCTCTACATTTCCTCCAAGTGCAAATCCTTGTGGTGCAGCAAATCCTTGTTGTACTACTTTACCTGTAGGATCGACCATTGGTGGTTGCTGGCTTTTTTGTCTCGCTTGTTCCAGAGCTTGTACTTGGTTGTAAGCTGATTGAGTAGGTTGTGACGTATCACTTGTTAAAGCTTGTTCTGCTGATTTTAAAGCTTTAACAGGATCATCAACAAAACCCCCTGTCTGCATCATTGGCGTTTGAGGGGCTGGTTGTGCATCTGCAACCATCTGTGGTTGTGGCGTTGGCTCTGGTGCAGCTTCCATAGGCTGTTGCTCTTTCATAGAAGGCTGTTTTTCTTCTTCCAAGCGTTTACGTAATGCAAGTCCTTCGTTACGAATCTTGTCAAGATACTTTTTGCCACCGCCAAAGTAAGGAACAAGACCTTTAGGAATGTGGTATTCGTAATTGCTTATTTTAATTGGAACATCGTCACTCGGATCAAGGTCTGTACCTTTCAAGTTAACGTTGTTCTTTATAGCAAGCTGTATAGCTTCTTTCGCGTAGCGGTTAAGCTGCTTTAAACCTACTTGTAAGACAGTCTCATATGGGAGGATGTAATCACCTTCATCTGCTTCACGGGGTATGTCATCTTTCACTGATTGTTGACCGCCTTCTTGTGGAGGAGCAGCTTGCTCGTTGACCATGCCAAGGTTTGTCATCTCTGCTTCTTGACCTTCTTGAGGCATCTGTGGCATCTGTGGTGCTTCGCCACCTTCTTGCATTGCTATTTGACCACCTGATTCGTAGAAACTTCCTATATCTCCAGCACCAAGATCTTCTCCAAAACCACCTCCTGCAGAAGGATCTACTGAATCTTCACCGCCATCCTCTCCACCTTGTGTGGTTTCTACTGTGGGTTGTTCAGCTATCTTTTTTGCCAATGCCCTCTGTAGATCAGGAGAAATTGTTCTGATGCTAATTATCTCTTGAGCTAGTTTACGTCCTGCCTTTCCTGAATTTATAAGATCTAAAAAGTCCTGCTTTAAACCACCATGATGAACTTTTCCTCCTGCTGAGATAAAATCTCCTTTCTCCCATCGACCACCTTCATCCTTATTATGTTGGTATCCTGGAGTAAAACTTCCTCGAAGACCACCACCTCCAAAATCAAGACCTGTCCAGCTTTCAACCCTTTTTAAACCTTTTGTAAAAATACTGTCATTTATACTCTTTTGTTCTGCATCACGGTACATTTTGTCATTGTCAGAGTACCAATATACGCCAGTGTTAGAGGCATATCTTGTTACAAAATCAGTCGAATCTTTCGGTAAGTCGGCATAATATTGCCCTTTCTCATTGACAGCGTTCCCGTTTATATCCATTCTGTCAATACCTGCCTGATAAGCTGAAGCTTGAGCCTCATTCATCTGTCCATTATCTATCATCTCTTGTATTTGATCCGAAGTAAATGTTCCAAAATCATAATAAGGATTTCCTTTGCTTTCTTCTGAAGAAGGATCAGACCCACCAAAAGCTCCCTCTAGAATTGTTGCCATTGGAGAAGCCATCATTTTTAATACATTTGTAATACCGTAATTTGGATCAATAGCAGGATCTAAGTTCTCTAGACCCATCTGCTCCATATCAAGACTTGTCCATTCTTGCTCCTGTTTTTGTGGAGCAGACAGGGGAGCAACGACAGGTGCTGGTGCTGCAGATTGTTGTCCTGTCGTAGTGGCAGAATCCTGTTTTGTTCCTTGAGCAACGCCCATACGTCCTTGAAAAGACCCGAAAGGCGATGATGTAAATGTTGCAAGACCTTGTGGCAACAATCCTGACTTGACCCCTGTTCTATAAAAAGATTGTGCTGTTACACCTTTTGGTACGTCTGGTAAAAGCTCGTTTTTACCTAGTCCTGTGTTTTCTGCCATCTTTTGAACAACTTCAGGCCACGATAATTTCTTTTTACCTCCTGCTGTTACACCTACTGGAGCCACTGTTCCAGGAGATATCGTTGTACCTGTGTCTGTCTCAAGAGCATCTTCAAATTGTTGGGCTATTTCCTCTAATGTCGCCATCTTTTTGTGCCTTTATTGTATCTCTTGTTGAATCTTGTAATTTAATTAAGGTTTCCAGTAAAACCAGCTTCCCCTGCAGTCGGCGCACCTCCAACTCCGATTCCTCCACCATCAACCGATGGCGGTTTAGTTGGATTAATTGGTTCAGGTACTCCTTTAGCCCCTCCCATACCTCCTGATTGTTGGCTAGGGGCAGTAGCATCTTCGCTTGTTCCTTGTTCATTTGGCATCAACCCTTTCAGTATCTCAGCGAATATCGCTGCATCATTTATATCATTCACCAACGCATCAGGATCAATGTCTTGGCTGATGGCTAACTCACGAATGAGATTTGGTATTTTTATGAATGGTGCAAGCATAGGATTAGCAACTGTTTGGAGTAAAGCTGTTAATCGTTGTGTACGTACTTCCTTTTGTATAACAGCGCTTGTTCCTTTAGGCTTAATCTCAAGGTCGCCTATCTTCTCAGGTGTACGCTCGTTAAACTGCATATTCCACTGAAAGAATGCTTCTCCCAATGGCTTCAATAAAAAGTCATCTACGTTCTTTATGACAGTCTTTATACTTAGACCCGCACTTGACATGAGCATACTGAGGCCAGCAGCAGTACGTCCTGTGCCTGTCACGCCTGTCTGTCCGTGTACGATAGATGGTATGCCTGTCTGTTCGTCAGCTAACTGTCTCGCCTTATCGAACATCTGGACATTTTCTCCAGCAGTGCTAGGAAACTTTATGCCATTCACTGCCGTACCTGTTACGCCAGACTGCCTTCTAAATATTTTTCCTGGAAATATATCCATTGTCTGTCCAGGAACGAGTTGTGTTTCATCAATGTCAAATACCAGATTGCCAGCTAATGCTAGGTTATCTATTGCCATACGGATGTGCCCGTTCATTAGCATTTGGCTATCTTCCATGTTCTCTGCAACACCTACACCAAATAACTGATAGGGATTGAGTTCATAGGGAAACGCTTGGTAAGGTATGCGTGTTGGTATAAAAGGATTTGCTACAAAGCGAAGTATCTCATTTCCTGAGATCCAGATATTTACTTGTACAGCGTCATTCCCTTTCACTTCTTTCGGAAAGTCGATTCCAATTTCTTCCGCAAACTTTGCGTCAAGTGTACCCCAATACTCCAACACTTCAAAACGACTTCCTTGGTAATTCGGATCATCGTCATTAGAATAGAGAGTATTTTCGTAATACTTTTCTTCATAATTTGGCCCACTTTGTAAAACATTGTCAATTGCCTCTCTGTTAAAGAATGGACGGTTAGTAAGATCACGTACTTGTTCCCTATTCATACGGTGTCGTTGAATCACATAGTCAGCATCTTCAACACTTGTCGCACTAGGATCAGGGTAGAAATCCCAACAGCTAACGGCTTCAATACGTGGAACTGTACGATCCATTGGATTATATTGCCCACCTTCCCAATTGTGTACAGTCTTGTTATAATTAAATGGGCCTTTGATTATGCCTGTTCCAAGAAGTGAACACTCAAAGATTGCGTGTCGCAGAACTGTTACAGCATTTGTGTCTAATAGCTGATCTTGTATGCACTTCTCCATCACTCTCGCTGATTCTGCTGCAGGACTTATTTGCGGTTCACCCATACGAGCAGGGCCAGAAGCAAGGTTCGCTCCTTCATACTTCTCCGCTAACCCACCAAGCTCTGCTGGTTCTGGGCCTTGTTGCTGCATAGGAGTCGCTTGTAAGGCTCCAGGAAGTAGCTCTTGTCCGTCACCTTCAAATCCGTAAGGATCAGATACTTCTGGAGTTACAGGAACTTTAGATAAGTGTGCGAACTCATCTATACCTACTGGCATAGGCGAGGATTCAACAGAAATAGGAAACTTGTTGTTTGCGAACAGGATGTCTATGATCTGTCCGTAAGCTGCAAGAACTTTAGTCTTTGTAATCTTTATGAATACTTGACTGCGCTCGTTGTCTCTATACTGTGTTGTTGAGTCGTAGATACCGCGATAGTTCTTGTAAGACTTTAACCATCGTGTTTCATCGTTTCTACGACCTGTCTCAGCATCAGAAAAACGAGCCTTAACAGTACCAATGATGCTGTTAAAGTTCTCCCTGTCTCCATCCAGATCTATAAGACCTTCGGTTTCCGCTTCTTCCGATTCATCTAAGAATGATTGATCAGCCATTTAGCTTTACTTTGGTTCTAGTGAATTGATGCCTTGTTGCTTGTCAGCAGCCATGATCATACCGCTTTGACCCATGTGCTTACTTCCACTTTCTGAAGGGAAATCTTCTGTAAGGGAGCCTTGGTTGATTCCTGGGCCGAACTCGTTCTTCTCACGATAGAGTTGAGCTTCGTTCACTTCGGACACAGCCCCGTGTTTAGCCATCTGACCCATTATGTAGCCAGATTTGTATGCTTGTGGATTACCGTATGGCATAGTTTAGTTCCTCATTTGGTTGGTTAAAATTAATTTTGTGGTCTATCTATAAAATACCCTGCATATCTTCGGTAAAAAGGAGAGTCTTCATATTCTCTTGTCGCTCTTGCAAATCCTGTATCCATCTCTTTACCGAAAGATTCGTAAGCACTTGGAGGAGGAGCGCCATGCATTTGTGTATATTGTTGCGCTTCTTCAGCCATTGCTGCTCTTCTTTTAGCTCTCTCTCTATCTTGTAGTTCTCTTTCTATATTACGTTTTTCTTGACCTCTTAAATAAAGACTCGAAGATCCTTTTATTGGTTTTCCTGTTTCAAGAGCCGTCAGAAGTTCTTCATCTCGCACACTCTCATCTACAGTACCGCCCATAAGTGTCGGTGAAAGCGCAACATCTGCTATTGCTTCTGCAGCTTTAGCTCCTCCTGTGACACCTATACCTATCGCTGTTGTTGCTGCACCTATCGCTAGTTTTTTTGCAGCTTCTGTTATAGCTTTTCTTTCTATTAATTTAGATTGGGCTGTTACTTTATCTAGTAGTTGTCTGTAAGACTCTAGATTTCCAGACTCACGTAAAGCTATTGCTTCATCAACTTCAGCTTGAGTCATTACTCCGTGTTTAAGTTCTTTAAGAAATTTGTACCCTCTCTCACGTACTTTTGCTTTAGGCTCTCCAAGTAATTCATCTGTTTGCGATGAAATTTCTGTAGTAGGAATAGTAGTTTTTGTTTTGTCAGGGCCAAACCTTGTTTCTCTTTCTTCCTTTAACTCTGCTGCTTTTAGTTTGTTTTGTTCTGTTTCTATAGCTAACTCAGAAGCTGCTTTTTCAGATTGGGCTTTAGATAAAGTATTATCTGATTCTATCTTTTGATTAAGCTCTGGCGTTACAGTTTTTTCTTTTTCAGGTACTCCTTGAGAGATCTCTTCTGGTGTAGTAGGTTGTACTTGATATACTTTTGCTCCTACATTTGTCAATTCAGGTACGTTACCTAAACCAATCTTTGCTGGAATTTCGTTGAATGTATTTACACCTACAGCTTTGGCTTGCTCTCTTTGTAAAAACGTCTGTCCAACAACCTCACTCGCCGTATCCTCTCCTACCAATCCTAGCGTTAAATAGTTTTGCCTTTGTGTAGCATCAAACAATTCAGAGGCTTCACCTAAACTGTCTCGTTGCTTACCCATCATATCATCTATTATTTGTGCTGATACTGATGGTGGTAAACCTGATGAGTTAAGAATTAAAGACGTTGTTATTTTTCTGTTATCTTTTGCAGTAAGGTTTCTTCCCATTCCTTTTCTTACAGCACCTGTCTCATCTACTGTATCTTCAACTAAGTCTGCAAATTCGCCTTTTAAGTTTCCTTTTTCTAAAGCATCAGCTATATTAACATTAGGAAACAACTTAATAGCGTCAGGTGCATACTTTTCTTTTTTTACAAGACCAGATTGCACTGCTTCTAAAGTCTTTTTTATTCTTTCTCTTATTATGGCTTGAAGATATGGGCTTAAAGGAGTCGGTTTATATCCTTTTGCTCCTCCTACAAATTCTTCTGTTGGTATTAAAACTGTTGGATTAGTTGCATCTACGTATCCTGGAGATCTTCCTGCTCCTTTTATGTACTTTATAAACCCTTCCTTACCTCCTCTATCTGCCCATTCAGATGGAATGTACAGTCTTGTAGACACCATCTGCTCTAGTCTTTCTCCAAGAAAACCCCACAGATTAACTACAGATCTTTCTGTATCTGCTTTAAATATTGCTTGAGGAGTATTAGCTGAAGGTCGTATATTTTGTATTACTCTTGCATGTCTTGAATAAAACTGCTCTGCTGTTGGTGATGCTTTAAGTTTAGCACCTTTACTTCTAGGAGCCTTTTTCTTTTTTAAACCTACTTGTAATAATGATAAAAAGTTAGATTCTTTACCACCAAGATCTAATACATCTTTTGTTCTGTTAAGAAGAAATCTTAAAGTTTCTCCTGCTTGTGTTCCTTTTGTTAAACCAAGAGACTCTACTCCTTTGTCTTTTGCTTCATCACTAAGAGTCAATAAAGTAGTATCTAGTCCTTTAGTAAAACCTGATTTTGTAAGTTTATTCTCTAGACCTCTTAACGCATTGACTCTCTTAACTGATGGAGAAGCTTTGTGCGCCTCTCCTCCTGTATCGGACTGATATGGAAATAGATCTTGAAGTTTCTTTCCTAAAGGTTCTTTTATTTGTGCGCCATCAACGTTTATTCCTGTATCATACAAACGCAGGATGTTTCCTTCACGTATCGTTAGATCTTTAGGATCTTTAGCCAATAATGCTTCTCTTGAAGGAATAGAAAAATCTTCACTTGCTATTTGATCAGCAGTGAATAGTACATCTTTTATTTTTTCTAATTCTTTTAAAGGATCTGCTGTCGCCATTATTAATAACCGAATACACTGTCTGCGGGTTGAAAAGTATCTTTCTTAATCTGATTGAACAGGTTATTTTGTGGTAAACCTGTCGGCCTCGTCATGCACATATATCGAAGTGCATCGTAAGCGTGATCTTCTGCTTTCGTATCTACGTCCTCGCTGTTCGTCTTAGATAGCGGAATCGTAGGAAGTGTTCTTACTAGGTTGGTGCAGGTCGAGAACATCTTTAGCTTTGGTTCTTCTGTTCGTTCATTTATAGCTAATCGTCTGTGCAATTCTATTTTACCTGCTATGCGGTGCTTGTCTGCTGGTATAAACCTTACACCGTTCCGTATCATTGTCTCTGCTATACTTGGGCCTGTTCCATGCTTTGACCAACAGGCTCCGTCCAGTACGGATATTTGCATCAAAGGATCGTCTTTCTCTAGGGCGTTGATTGTTTGTGCCAGCCTCTCGCCTGTATACCCTTTAACGTAAAGTTCTCTGTAGATCCATATGACTCCATCCCAATCTAAAGCACCCCATAAGATACAGCTAGGAGCAGAATAGCCATAGTCGGCTGCTCGTATTCTGGGCCAATTATACGGTACTTCAAATGGTTCAACAACGTGTACGGATCTTTCAAATTCTGAAAATGCTGCACCATCTGCAACATCCCAATCACCTTCCAGCAGTCTGCGTCTTTCTACTTCAGGAAGGGAGAGAAGCATTGCTTCGTATTCTCCGCTTTCCATAAGATACGGGTTATCTGTTAGTCTCGCTGGTATGAATCTACGTTGATAAAGAGGTTCTCCAGCGTGTATAGGATGGTTAGGCCCGTATCGCAGTATCTGCTTTGATTCGATGTCTGTGGCCCAAAACGGATCATTAGGAACAGCAGGGTCTATAAACATCTTTTTAATCCACCAGCCCCCTATACCTCCAGGGTTGGCGGATGCTCTCATATATGTCTCTATGTTTGGATCTGTTGTTCTTAATCGTGAACGAAGGTAGTTCCAAACGTAAGGAGTGGGGTATTGACCAAGCTCATCTATCCCAATCCACGTAAAACTTTGTCCTTGGTAGCGTGTAACGTCACTGTCTTTATCTACGTAGCTGAATAACGCTGTCGCTCCGCTTGGAAAAGACCAAGTATTCTTAGACTCTCGAAAGACTGCTCCAGGAAATGCTTTAGGATATAGCTTCCGAGATTGATCTATAAGTTCCGTTAGCTCCGAAAGTGTACGTCTTAATAATAAAGCTCTGTGATTACCATTTGAAGCGTAACGTAACAGATCGACCAACATGGCGAAGGACTTTCCTCCACCTGCAGCACCTCCATATAGGACTTCTTTCTCTGGTGCTGCTAAAAAGTCAACTTGTGGCCCCTTATTAGGAGTAAAGATGACTTCTGTATTATCTTTTATTGATTCCCTTATATCCTTCGGAAGTGATTCTACAAATTCTTTTGTTGTTGCTCCGCCACTTCCTGCTAAACTCTGCCCTTTCTTTTTGTTTGAGACTTGGTTATTTAGCTTTTTTAGTTTATTTACTACCCTGTTTTGTTTCTTTTTGGCTGCTTTAAGCTCTCGTTGTATCTCCCGTTTCTTTTGTTCTGCGCGAGATATATTGTAACGACCCTTTTCTCCAGGTTTTAGCTTTGGTCGGGCCATCTATTAGTTCATTACCTTTGCAATGTCTATAATACTTACAGTTAATACAGTGTATGCTATAATTGTGAATATAATCACTTGATTTAGGACTTTCGTGATATACGTTTTATGTGTTTAGCTACCTTCTTTGACTGATTGGCGTGTAGCTTACTTGCTTTTTTGAGTTGTGCAGGTATCTTCTTAACACTTGCAGATACTTTTACTTTACCGCCTTTGTTCATCTTAGCTGTTTTAGCTGAACGTTTAAAGTTAGCAGCAGTAGGTGCGCCTTTAGCTCCAACCTTACGCATCTTCTCACCACTTCCTGCAGCGATACGTTTTCTCTTTGCGTGTATATTAGCGTATAATCCTCTTTTAGCCATATCTAATTATCCATAAACTTTGCTTTACGAACACCGCCACCGTTGGCGTAGTTCTTTACTGTGCCACCAGAAGCACGTTGTATGCCTTCCTTTTTAGCCCATTCTTCATTTCTTTTTCTAACTGCTTCATCTTCTCCTTTATTCAGTGTGGAAGGAGATAGAGCTGTTTCTATGGCTGCAAGATAAGGACTACCAAGTGCTTTAAGACCAAATTTAGCAGCAGTTTTAATTGCTTTGTTCCTTGCAAGTTTCTTTGCCATAGCCTTATCAGTTTCTTTTTCGGCTAAAGATATGGCATGTTTCTTAGACCGTTCCATGTGCTTATCAGTTGCAGGTTTACGACCCCTTATCTTTTGACTCTTGTTAAATTCTTTAGCAGCTTTCTTACTCTCTTTGACAGCAGTTTTCTTTTTCTTTTCTAGCAGCTTATTATACTTTTTCTTTTGTCTTGCAGTTAATTCGTCATAATTTATGGTTTCAGCCATTATACTTGTTCCTCTTGATCTATCACTATCTCTTTCGGTTTATCCTTGGAAGGAAGCATGATGATGCCATGCATGATATTGCCTTCCACTTCGACTTGTTGCTTCTTACCCAAACCCACTCTATCGAGTATGGTTTCTGCGGTTTTAAGTCTGTGATCCATTTGATTAAGAGGGGTTGTACCATCTGCGTCCAGACCTTCTACTATGCGACTTGCAGCTTTAACAGAGTTAGTAGCAAGCATGTTGCGTGTTCGATCTATTATCTCGTCACGTAACGAGCGCGTTAACCAACTACGAGACTGCTCTTTGTAACCAGCAGCAGCAACAGCATTCTTAACGTGACCACCATTAGCCATAAGTTCGTTAAGGAACTTCTCTTGTTTCTCTGTCAGATTCTTCTTTTCTTTTACTTGAGGTAGGCTCATTATATAAACACGATAGATACGTGTTCGTTTTCTTTGAAACAGTTTCTACCGAACCTTCTCTTGCAGTAGTGTGTTGCTGCAGTCTTGTGTTTGAATACTTGTGTACATATCCAAGAAGGAAGCATATATGGCTTTCTCTTACCTTCCTCTATATCAGGATACATCTGCTCCCATACAGCATACTTGTTGTCTAAGGAGCGTTGCGTTATATCTATGTGAATCTTGTCTTGTTTACTCATAACATAAAAAGTAGTATTATTAATAAATCTCCGAACCCACCTGCCATCTATTTTCCCCATTATTGTAAGGTTGCGTAGGTAACAAGGGAAAGGAATCTCTCTTAAACCCATAACGTAGAACGTCTTACGAACTGCATTCATTTTGTTATTTTGGGGAGATGTTTGCTACCTACGCAATCTCTAAAAATCTCGTTTAGCAGGAGATAGAAGTAATGTTCCTTATCCCAGATTTGTATGAACTTTAAGGTTTGTGTGAATATAGACTCTTTTCTACTCGTGCCACCTTCTATTATACACCATATATCAATGTTGTCAAGTAAATAATGCTCTAATATGAAAAAAAATTATTTTTTACTTGACAGACTCGTAATACGGTGTATAATAGTGTATAACACTGCCGAGGGGTGCAATAGCAATACTATATAGTACTATATAGAACTGTGCTGCACTGTGATGAACTACGAGTCCACTCGCACCAAAAGGTTAACAAGACCAGAATAGCTTCAAAAAAATAAAATTAATAGGGGCCGTGAGTATACTATTACGGGGGGGCGTAGTGGCCCATGCGCGGGTGTTCCTATTTTGTCCCGCACGAAACATCGCCGATCATTTAGCAATATTGATTATATAAGGAAAACCGCCAAAGCACTATTTATCCTTATTTTCTGCATTATTTCTTCACGTACACATACATGTGAGTAATCTTGAACTGACATTTTGTATTTATAGTTTTAAAAGTAGTGTATAGGGGGCAGGGTGGCGCACATTTCAAACCCTACGCAATAACCCTACTATCCAGACATTACAAAGCTTTAAAGAGTTATGCGAGTTATTACAGCCTACACATAAAAAGAACCCTAGCATTCTATAAAGAACACTAGGGCCAAGTTAACAGGGAGGAATATACCTTATCTTATATATTCTATAAACGCTATCAGGAAGACTACAACGCCGAACATGACCGCACCGCCAATTGTTATGCGGTCAAGTAGCTGGATTGCGTGGTCATAACGGTTGTTAAGCAAAGCAATGTCTCGCTGTCTTGTCATATCTATTGTTTTATTGATCTGCTTTAACTCTGGATCAATCCATTCTGCATTGTAAGCTTTAATAGCCTTATCAACATCCGCCTTATTCATTGTTGAGAGTGCCAAGCGGTTCATTTCATCCTTAACATCTGCACATTCAGCCAAAACGAACTCACTTGTTAAAACGGGAGATTTAGACGTACCAAGGTTTTCTAATGCTTCCCGCATTAACTTGGTTGGATCAGTTACTTGTGTTTTCATCTATTCGCTCCTTCATTAATAGTTAGTAAAACCGATGTGAACATCCTTAGAGAGATCAACAGTTGATCCCTTGTAGACTGCGTTTTCGAATGTATCACGGTTAAAGTTTGGATTGTCTCGACCAAACAAGCATATGAAGTCATATATTAAAGGATCAATACGGACTTTCGTTTCATCGTCCTTCACATAGTCATTAAGAAGTTTCGCAATGTCGATATAATGCCGTTTTTGATATTTACTAGCCATTGTGCTTAATCTCCCATTCTAAAGGCTTATTTGTGCTGTTCTTTACATCCTCGCGCCTTCTCTGAATAACGCCTTTCGCTAGGCTATCAATTGTGACCCGTGTATCCCAACGACTAATCACATCCAATTCATCGCGCATATTCATTTGTTTTAATCGCAAAGCAAGCACGTAACTGTTGCATTCATCACAGCATCGCCCGTCAATTATAGGCTGTGCATTATGTCCATCGCTCCAAATAACCTTGCCGTTCTTTTCATCACGAACGGGCTGGATATCACCTTTGCAAATATCGCATGTTTTCTTTTTCATAATCTATAATCCTTCTCTGTTAAAGTTAGGGCGGAAACATCTCTGCAACCGCCCGTAAGTTTTAACCGAATACTAAAGATAATGCAACAATTATTGCTATTATCACACCTATTTTATATAGGCCAATAATTGCTTCATACATTACGCAACAAGCAATTCTTTTGCTTTGTTAAATGCTTTGGTTTTAATGTCAGTAGCACCAGCACCATAGAAAGCTTTATCCAATCGATTATCCTGACCGTGATCTCTGACAGGCTTATGGTCTGACATATAAGTGACAGTATTAAACGCACCCCAGAGAGTACCTTGAGCGCTTGGCTTATCCCATCCCATATTGATAGCTGACGATTGCTTACTAACAATTTCACTTTCCTCTTGGATCTCATCGTGAGATTTACCAGACAACAAGCCGTCAATAATCTCCTGCTGCCTTCTGATCTGAGCATCCTTTGTTTCTTTTGATGAACTATTCGGAGCAAACTCTTGTCCTCTGAAATATGCCATTGCTTTCCTGACACCTTCAGAGTGTATAAGCTTGCCTGATTTGTCCTCGCGTTCTTTACCGCCAAACACTGAACGGAAATACTCAATCTCCTCCTCACCTTGAAGAACACGTTGCGCCATCTGTTTGGCAAGTCCTTCCAACTTTCCAAAGTTCTTAGAACTGACACCAAGAGCAACTTTCAATGCGTCTGCATCGAACACGGCGCGGTGGTTATGAGTAACAATATCTTCCGCCCCGCCCATTGCTAAACGCATCGTATTAGCACACACGACACGAACTGGTGTATTCAAAGCACTGTTTGCGTGTTTACCAGTATGTGAAATAGTGAATAACAAATTGTTGTGAACCCAGTCATCATCCCCGAGATCAAACCCCTCATTCGTGGTAGCCATACACCAAACTTTCTGACCACCAAACAACGAGCCAGCGGTGTGCAGATACATTGAACCATTGTTAACAAACTCAGAGAAGAACTCGAACAACTCTTTGTTCTGAACTGGCTTGTAGTCTCCTGCAACATAATGTCCTAATATCTGACCATCGCTGATACGTTCAATAAAGTTAGAGTTTTCAATTGGCTCTGATGGATAATACTCGTGGTTTGCTGGATAACAGTTATTGTTTAACTTCACTTCCCAATCGCAACCTGCTTCCACCATCATTTGCTCTGGTGTCAGATCATTGCTAATTGGATTACCTAACCCATGCCAAGGTGTTTCTCCTGCGAAGGCCATTGTTTCTACTTCATGCATAATCTTTCCTTTCTATGCTGTTAACTGCTCTGCGATATTGCGGAGCATACCCTACTTATAAATACTTGGCTGTTAATTGCAAGAACTTTTATTGCAACATAAGCTTGTAATAATCTTGGAACATAACGTGCTAATAAGACTGCAACACAAGACTCCAGTACAAGCAACAGACCGATCCCACCAAGAGTGAAACCATCACAATACCTTCGGTCACGATTTTGCTCCTTCCTCAATAAAAAAAACCTTATCGACCATATCTTGTGCTGTCTCCTCGTTAGGGGCCGACAATTTTGTCTCGTCATCACTTTCAGGTCTGACAAGTTTATAGCTGACAATTTTATGGCTGACATTTAATTGGTTGACAAATTCCATGTTGGCTATCTGTATTGCATCCTTATAATCTTCCGCACAATCCCAAATACAAGAATAGTTTGTTACAATTTCCTCCGTCACTCCTGTCATCTCACAGTCCACGCAGTCACGTTCTGTGATATGCGCCCACTGTCCACTATCATCAACGCCATGCTCAGTAACCTCTTGCATTCCAGTACCATTACATTCAGTGCAAGCCCACGTTACTTGAAAATCAGGCATTACCTCCTCCAATCCAAGCTCCTAAGTCTAGGCCAACAAAGAATCCTCTGTCTTCCGCCTGTTCCTCGCTTAATACATCGGCATCAATAGCTAAGTCGCCTGTTTGACGTAAAGCGTCTGACATAAATGTTAGTGCCTTATCAATTGAAGCAAAGAGCATCACTTCTCCCGCATCATCCAAGAGATATTCCTTACCATTCAACGAGATACCTTCTGGATGCATATAAATATGGTACAGTGCATCTGGTGCATTCTCGTGTTGGTTCTCGCGTAACTCGTCATTAGCTTGGTGGCTCATTATTCAATCTCCTTACTTTTAGTGCTAAGTCTATGATCTCTTGGGCTGTCATAATAAATGCCCAATCTTCTCCAATAGCATCATCAGCTATCTCTGTAGCTACTTGATAATCACCACAATTACCAAGAGGTAAACATTGTCCTAAATAATCAAAAGCATACCAATTCATTATTCAACCTCCTTATGTCTTCATACTGAATGGGTTATTGCTCCATAACGTACCAGCCTTAACACGCACCATTGCATGCTTCTTAGTATCTTTGCCAGTATTGTTTGGAACTGTAAGTACAACGTTGCGTCCTTCGCTGAAAGCACGTTGCTGGTCAAGTAGTCGTTGCATACTAGAACGTTGTCTTCTAACAGCCTTAGTAGTCTCTTTTGCAACACTACGTCTTTCACCTTTAGAGGTGTACTGAGGTCTGGATTTCTTTCTACCCATGTTATATCCTAACAAACTTAGGATTATTAACACGTTGGCTTGTAGGAGATAGATTCTTACAAGCTTTCAATGATCTCCAATAAGTTTCAGTGTCGGGACAATACCACAACCAACTCTTGCCGTTACGAACTTTATGCAACGGCGTTCTAACAAGCCTATGTTTATTAATATTGTCTGAACTGGCTAGTAAGTCATTGAAAAAGTCATTCATAAATGCAATACTATTTTTTGACATATTCTTTCCTTTTCAAAAATGTTGAAGATAGGGACAGAGTACACCACCTAAAAATCAGTGTCAAACTTTATTATTGCAGTCTTGTGTTCCATGCTCCTGCAACAGAAGATTGATTTCTTCCTCCGAAGCAACTCCAATGTAATATCTCAAGCGATCTTCAAATGCAAAGTTCATCAGGGTTTGAAGATCCCAACTGTCCACTAAGTTATCAACAGCATTTTCAATGCTGACAATTTTATTCGCTGACAATTTATTCGCTGACATTTTCATCGCTGACATTTTCATCGCTGACATTTTCTTTTCGTAAAGTAAATGGATCATCGTAACGAACTTCTGACATCGGGTACACCATCTCCACATAAATGTCTCTGTAGACATCGCCTGTCCAATCATCAAGAGCGTACACATCCTTATCCTCATAAGGGTTGACATTTTTAAGCATCTCTTGACCTTGCTGTTTTGCGTGAGCAATGTCATTCGCTTTCACAATACATTCATACCATTGGGTACTAGCACGTTGTATTCTAATACAATATTCGTCAGCCATTCTTCTCTCCTTTTTTCTCCTGTTCCCAAGCCTCATTGACATCTTTTGTTGCAGGATTATCTGCTTTGTACCTACCGCCTTTTGTTCTAGCACGTTTACGCTTACGTTTAGGTTTGTCTTCTGGTTCAAACTCTAACACGAATATGCTGGAACACAAGTCTCTAAATGTTTTAACGTCACTCAGTTTCATCTTCTTTCTCCTCTTTCCAAGCCCATAGTCTCATACTGAAACCATTTTCTTCGGTTGACCACTTAAACTCCCAAGAACCACCAAAATGTCTTACAAGAATCTGTTGCAAGTCATTTCTAAATTCTTTGGGACACGGTGTTTCTTCTTCTTCTTCAATGCATTGTTTCATCATCATCTCCTATAACATCAACAACCCATTTGTCTGAATTATCAGTGTCCATAGAATCAGCAAAACGTGTTAATTCTTCTAATAGAAAAGCTACTGCAAGGATAGGTGAAGGTGCTTTCATCATAACACTGGTGTAGAGAGCGTGTATTGCTCCTGTAAGCATCGCTCTGGGATCGTTTGGATACCTGTTCTCCAAATCTCTCATTACTTCTGTGAGATTCTTAAAACTCTCTATCATTATGTCAGTATCTAATTTATCTGTCATATTACACTCTTCTGTTTTAAGTCTTTCATAGCGTGGTATAAATGCCACTTTGCATCTGTAAGTTTTCTATAATCAGACATGTACATATCCCCATCCATCTCTGCAATATTATCAAGAGGTTGGCTAATAAGATCATTAATTCTTACAAGAAACTCTGCTGGAGTAAGATACTCATTACCGTTCCAGTGTATAGGCGAAGTCTTAGTTTGTTTTGTTGTACTCATATCGCTACATCCATTCTTACACCACGACACTTTATCCACTGCATTGTATCAAGATTAACATTGCGATACCCTCTTGTTGCAGGTTCCCACACAGTAATATATTCTGGTGCAGTAAAAGAGTTACCACCCTTGAAATGTTTTGTTACACCAAGCCGACAAGTCATTACTCTCTCGACACCATTTAGTTTAATGAACTTAACAGTGAAGAAACGAGAACCCACCATTTCAGATATTTTTCTTTTGAAGTCCATGTGGTCTACTTGCTTTGTATAACGATTGTTAAAGTAGTATGGCCGATTTCGCATTAGATTTCCTTTCCTTTAAAAAAAATGCTTGACAAGTGAAATTTGGTCGGAGTATACATAGTAACAATTTGCATGTCAACAGCTAATTTAGTTACTGACAAAAAGGGAAAGAAAATGACAGAATTTAGCCAAACATTTGCAATGCCAAACAAGGATACACTGAGTATTAAACCCATTAGAGAGTTTGCAGAAAAATGGGTAAACAAGTCACTTACACTTAACAAGCTTAAAGTTGTAATTGATCCATTTGCTAAAGATTGTGAATTGGGAACAATAACAAATGACCTTAATCCTGACACAAAAGCACATTATAATATGAGGGCGGAGGTATTTTTAGATATGCTGTTAGATGATGGTGTGAGAGCAGACGTTGTTATCTACGATCCACCTTACAGTGTTAGACAAATAAGCGAGTGTTATAGTGCAGTAGGAATTAAAACAACACAACAAGATACGCAGTCTAGTTTTTATACTAAGATTAAAGACAGAATAAGACCGCTGTTGAAACCCGATGGCATTGTGTTATCATTTGGTTGGAATAGTATGGGCGTGGGTAAGAAGGGTTTTGAGTACGAAGAGATCATGTTAGTGACACATGGTGGTGTACACAATGACACTATATGTGTAGCACAAAGGAAGGTATGATGACAACATATACACTAGATATAGAAACAGACAGCCTTGAAGCACAAAGGATATGGTGTGTCTGTGTAAAAGCGTTGTATTCTGATGACTACATTGTTGCAACGAAAGCTGAAGATCTATCTTTTATAACACAAGACGACACATTGATAACTCATAATGGTGTACAGTTTGACATTCCTATTCTTAATAGGTTATGGAATACTGGCATTAAACTGAATCAAGTTAGAGACACTCTTATAATGTCGCGTTTGTTTAATCATAGTCGAGAAGGCGGTCACTCGTTAGGTCAATGGGGTAAGCGTCTTGCGTTTAAGAAGATGGATTTTGACAATTTTAAAAGCTACTCTGACAAAATGGTTGAGTATTGCAAGCGTGATGTCGCCCTAACAGAAAAGATATATTTTTATTTGAAGCGTGAAGGTGAGAATTTTTCTGACAAATCTATTCAACTAGAGCATGAGATCGCTCATATTATAAGCTTACAAAGTAACAACGGTTTTTATTTGAATAGAAAAAAAGCTAATGATTTATTTGAAGAAACGTTTACTAAGGCCAATCTCATAAAAGAGCAACTACAGAAGGAGTTTAAGCCGAAGCCCAAGCTTCTTAAAGAGGTGACACCAAAGATAAAGAAAGACGGAACACTATCTCCTGTAGGTTTAAATAAGATTAAAAATTGTCTTAAGACAGTAGGCGGTAAGTTCTCTTTAATTGAGTTCGTAGACTTCAACTTAGGAAGCCCGAAGCAGATTATTGAAAGATTAGATTCTTGCGGATGGAAGCCCGTAGAGTTCACACCGAAAGGCTCCGCTAAGATATGTGAGAGGAATCTTGAAACTATCTCTGACACTGCACCACAGTCTGCTAAGAAGCTGGCAGAGTGGAAGATGCTGGAATCACGGTGGAAGACTGTAGAGAGTTGGCTGAAGTTTTGTGGCACTGACAATCGTATTCACGGTAAAGTGATGACGATGGGTGCTGTGACAGGACGTATGACACACTCGGACCCTAACATGGCGAATGTAGTGTCCTCTGAGAAGCCCTACGGACGCGAATGCCGTGAGTGTTTTACTGTTGAGGATGCTGACAATTACAGTATGGTGGGGATGGATGCTAAAGGGCTAGAACTACGAATGTTAGCACATTACATGAATGACAAAGAGTATACTGACATTGTGTTGCATGGTGATCCTCACACTGCCAATCAAGAAGCGACAGGTTTGAGGACAAGATCTCAAGCCAAGACTTTTATCTACGCATTTCTTTATGGTGCAGGAGCAGAAAGACTAGGTTCTGTGGTTAACGGCACAGCTAGGGATGGTGCGATGCTGAAGAAGAAATTTTTATATAACATGCCCTCTTTACAAAAGCTTTTGGATAAGGTACAAAGATTATCTAGCAATGGAAGTATTAAGGGTTTAGATGGACGAAGACTTATAATACGACATCAACATGCATCCTTGAACACACTATTACAAGGAGCAGGGGCAATAACCTGTAAGCAATGGAGTATTTGTATGCACCGTTACATTAAAGACAACAAGCTTAATGCTAAGCTAGTGAACACTATACACGATGAGTTACAGTACGAAGTACATAACGATGATGTAGAGCAGATGATTATAGGTGCTGACAAAATGATGCAAGAGGCTGGAAAACTTCTTGGTGTAAGATTACAACTTAACGCAGACGCAAAGGTAGGTACGACATGGGCAGACACTCATTAGAAACAGAACACGGTGAAAAAGCAGAAAAGCTTTTTAGAGACATAGCGATACAAGAAGGATATTCTGTTAAGAAATCAACACGTTACAGTAACATAGCAGAACACATAGATTTTCATTTAACATCAAAAAGAGGGTTTGACAATTTTTCTGTTGATGTAAAAGCAAGGAAGAAACCATCAAGAGATGCAACGTGGTACGAAGATCAAGAAGTGTGGGTAGAGTTTCATAATGTTGCTGGCAAGAAAGGCTGGTTATATGGAGAAGCTGACAAAATAGTTTTTGAAAGAGAAGGAGATTTTGTCATAGTCCCTAGAGCCGAATTGACAAAATTTTGTGAAAAATCTGTTTCACCTTGTTTTGTTAAAAGCGCAAATGAAGCTTTGTATAAAAGTTACAGACGCAAAAACCGAAAAGACGTTATTAGTAAAGTTTTAATGGCTGACATTGTTGAGAATGTAGAGAATATTATTTATTGGAAAAAATAAATGAAGAAGTACAATCCACTGCCAAAAATACTAACAATAAAACAAAGTAACATACACGGTTTAGGGTTGTTTGCTATTGTCAATATACCTAAAGGAACAGAACTTGGCATGTGCCATCTTAACATTAACAGTGTGCTAATAAGAACACCGTTAGGAGGTTTTTACAATCACAGCGACAATCCAAACTGTGTAAAATATGAGAAGCATAATAAAAAAGGTTACGCCAATACTTACTATTATTTAAAAACAATAAAAAATATTATGAAAGACGAAGAATTAACAGTTAAATATACTTTATATAAAATGTGATTTTATCTGTTGACACGAATAAATAAATAATGTAAATTAACAGACTTAGAAACCATAGATCGAAAAGGAGAATATCTATGATAGTTAGAGGAACAGCTAAATGGGCTTCAGTTTTTGAACCAAATGTTATGTCTGGTAAGTATCAGGTTGACATTTGCAACTTAGACGACAAGACCATTAAAGAGCTAAAGAAGCATGGCCTTGATGTTAAGAAAGGCACTGACAAGAAAGAAGACCAAGGACACTACATAACGGCGAAAGCCAGCAAGTACGCTCCTAGAGTCTTAAATAATAAACGAGAAGTTATGGACGGTTCCGATCTTATCGGTAACGGTTCTACTATTAAAGTATCTATCACACCGTTCAAATGGAATTTCCAAGGTAAGTCTGGTGTGAGTGCTGCTTTAAATTCCCTTATGGTAGTCAAGCTTGAAGAATATGGTGGCGGTGATTATCTTGAAGCTGAACCAGACGATGACTTTTCGTTTGATTCGGATGGGGAGGGCGAAGAGCTTTAATACGGGTTTATAAAGCTTACGCTCCAAGAGTAGGTAGGGATGACCAGTAGGAGTCATCGGTATTAGAGCGAGGGATCGGGGCTGCTAGTACAAAGTTCTTTCTGTTGTTGAAGTGAGAAATCCCGTACACCAAAGTTATGCTCCTTACTGAAGTGTGCGGGTTTTCTTTTTTGCAAGGAATTTAAATTGCCTAAAATTATTACGTTAATAGACGACATACACAAGCTTCTTGAAGATGGTAAAGAAGGCGTTAATGAGAAACACTTACAAGAATTTTTTAAGTTTTTACGTGAGGATATAAATGTATTTTTGTCAGGAGAAAAGAGAGGAAAACCTAGTTTACGAATGTCCTCAATTGGTAAAAAGGATCGTAAACTTTGGTATGAATTTAATAGTAAGAAACCGCCAGAGGAGATAGACGGTAAGCTTAAACTTAGATTCTTCTTTGGGAATCTTGTTGAATCTTTTCTGTTATTGCTTGCACAAGAAGCAGGTCACAAAGTAACAGACAGACAAAAGGAAGTTATAGTGGAAGGTGTTAAAGGACACATAGACTGCAAAATAGATGGTGTGTTAGTAGATGTTAAGTCTGCTTCTGACTTTGGTTATAGAAAGTTTAAAGATAATAGCATATACCACGAAGATCCTTTTGGATACATTGCTCAGTTAAGTGGTTACGTTCAAGCGGAGGAAGGAGATGTTGGATACTTCTGGGCTTACAACAAAAATAACTCTGAGATGACACTTACAGAGCTAGACGAACTAACGATGATTGATACATCACAACGAGTTAAGCATCTCAAGAAGATGGTCAAAAATGGTAACATGCCAGAAAGATGCTACTCTGACATTCCACACGGTAAAATGGGTAACAGAGTTATTGACAAGAATTGTAATTATTGCGAGTATAAGATAGATTGTTGGAAAGACACAAACGATGGCGATGGGCTAAGAGTCTTTCAATACTCTTACGGTAAAGAATACTTTACTCATGTTGAGAGGACACCAAAAGTTTTAGAATTGTAGACGTACTGTAATGAAAAGGAAAGGAAAAGGTACATGGCATATAAAGTGGTTTTCAACAATTTTGTTGATGCTTGGTATGACTTTGACAAGTCAAAATATTTTCCCATACAATTTATACCTTCACTTAGTAGGAACGTTAGGTTGGACATACGTTTCTATTGTGTGGAATGATAGAGCTTTGATTATTTTGAATAGCGTAGCTTTATCTATATTTATAAACGGAATAATAGCAGAAATGGTGAAAACAAATGGGATACCTTAAAACACATCAACCTTGTGATGACTGCGGGAGCAGTGATGCACTTGCAGTGAACGATGATGGAAGCTCGTTTTGCTTCTCTTGTGAAAGACATCGTAAATCTACGGATGAACTCTTATTAGATGACGAAGAAGATGAAGAAGAAACAATGAAGCATAATCCCCGACACGCTTCTCATCTTAATGAAGGCGAGTTTATGGATTTGCCTGAACGTGGTATAACGAAAGAAACTTGTGAGGCTTACAATGTAACTATTGCGCCTAATGGTTATAAGCATTACTACCCTTATTATAATGAAGATAATGAGTTAATAGCGCAGAAACATAGGATATACACAAGCGACAATCAGAAAACATTTCAAACGATGGGAGATTGGGATCAAACTACGTTGTTTGGACAATCCATATGCAGGAAAGGCGGTAAATACATTACATTATGCGAAGGCGAACTTGACGCTCTCGCTGCATATCAAATGCAAGGCTCCAAGTGGCCTGTTGTTTCTATAAAGAATGGTGCTGGAAATGCTGTTAAAGATGTACAAAGAGCTTTCGAGTTTCTCACTTCATATGATAACATTGTTGTATGTTTTGACAATGATAAGGCTGGTAAAAAAGCTGCTAAGAAAGTTGCTGAATTATTATCACCTAAAGCCAAGGTGATGCACCTTAACTTGAAAGATGCTAACGAGTATCTTATACAAGATAAGATTGAGA